TGTTTGATACTACCGGCAAGGTGTTATTAAGTTCCGGCATCTTCTGGACAGTTACGGAGACATTCTGATTTCCCTTGATAGGGTCGCCTGTTCCCGGCACCGGCGTAGTCACCGGAGTAGCAGCATCTTCAGCCTTTTCTAACTCATCCGGCCAATCCACTTTGATCAAACGCTTTCCTTCTCCAGGTTGGAAGGGAACATATTCAATTGATTGTCGTTTGATCATTTGGAAAGTAGCCCCCGGAATGCAGGGAGCATCTACCAGAGATAATTCGGTTGGTTTGGCCGTGTAACGCATTAAGCCAGGCTTATTCTGGTCCGGCCAACGCTTTAAGTAACTACCCCCGATACTAAAACCGGTATATACCCCCTCTTTGACCAGCTTCCAGGCATCTTCAGCGACAATCTTTACCCCCACAAAGAAGCCCTTGTTCATATCGTCTGCTTTTAGATCGATTAGCTTTCCAGCGGCCTTGGTCTGATGCATTTCCCGGACATTTCCCAGGCTCTTTCCACCCGATCTTTTCTCTGCCCGGCTTGACCAGTCCAGAAATTCCGGCTTGGAAGTAGCATAGTCCATTATTTCGTTGGCATTGTCTCTTTCTTCCACGGCACCATAACCATAAATTTCGTGCTTATCTTCATCAATCTTGGTTATGGGAATAAACATATTACCAGAACCACCAATAGCTTTTTCAACATCTTCAACGTTGGTATACAATGCGGCTAATTGATCATCCGCTTCCTTCTCGGAAGGATGTTCCCCTTTGACATCCCCGGTATCCTCATTGAATACTTCCCACTTGCCATCTTTTTGTCGTTTATTGAAAGGCATGGTAATCCTCCTTTATCTTACATTGTATCACAGTGATTGACTGTGTACAAGTCTAGTATACGGCCCCTTCACGCAACATTTGATCATCCTCCACTGAAATTACCTTACCGCCCAGAACTTCCATTTCCCATTCTGCTAATTGGATAAGAGGATGTTTTACAGATGCGGTACCAGGCATTGCCTCCTTTACCTTCTCTAACATAGATTCAACACCTTTATCCTCACATTTCCAATTACCTTCTTGATTAAGAATTGCTTCAAAGTCATGCAATTTTATCTTTATTTCCATGTTTCACCTCTTAATGTACCAACTACAAAATTAAAATATTCCAGGTCCTTCTTGGCAAAGTCTGCAGCATCATTATAAAGAAATCCAATACCCATAGACAAAATTTCAGTAGCATTATTATATAATTTACCACAATATGGGTCTGGAAAATTGTCGAATTTAGCTCTTTCACTTCTGCCATATCCTGGTATATTTTTAGCTACTTCTCCAATGGTTCTACGTTCTAAGAATACTTTACAGGCTCTACGAATTTGTGGAATATTTGTCTCCATACAATGTCCAAACTCATGAGCAACTGTTCCCGGTTTAGCATTTCTTGAAAGATAAATCATACCCATATGATGATAAGACCTAAGATTACGGTTTATGGTAATCATGCGAATATTGGTACCTACACCTTTACCATAAGCATTTGTAATAGAAGACAACCAATTTACTTCATCAGTATAATCATTATCATGCTTTTTGCCATAAAAATTAATTAGGTTAACTTCGGAATGATCAGGAATACTTAGTAGTTTCCTACAGGCTGCTCCCCGTTCTTTTTCCAATGCATTTTTTTCTTTTGATATAGTTACCCAGGCATCAGTAGCTTTATCATAGTTATTCCAGGCTTCTTTTACTTTTATACCATATTCTTCAATTACTTTTTCTATTTCTTCTTTAGAAGTTGACTGTGTTATTTTATCATGTTCTTCTTCAGATAATTTATCCCATTCATCATAAAGTGCAGATTTATCAGCAGTAATTTTATTATATTCTTCTGATTTAATTTTTATCTTATTGGCTATGGATTTAAGAGTAGGATGATTTTCAAAAGCATCAACCAATTTATCAGAAGAAATATATTCATCCTGATTTTTGGTTGTATCTACTTCTACTGGTATTTCCCTTAAATTGGCAGCCCGTAATTTCTGATAATACCGATTACGAGTATTAAGCAAGATTCGATCAAATTCAGCCTTGTCCACGATTACCTTATCTCGTAAATAACCAACCAAATTATTAAATCCATTTCTAGCATCTGGTCCTTTAAATAGGTCTGCCATTAACTTTGTATAATCTTCAAGCTTTACTTTTTTAAAGTCTACCAAGTCTACTATGTTTTTATTATATGCATTGGTAAAATGATCATGAGCAATCTTTGCAATTTGTTTATTCCGGATAACCGGGGCCATAGCCTTAGCTTTTTCACGAATGACACCACCAACCGTCTGCTTTTTCTCACCAGGCTTGGACCCAAATCGCCCATCCTTAGCCCTGGGGTGTTTGTCCTCAACCCAATCAACTTTTACCAGCACCATATCAAAACCAAAAGATGTATATACCACTTTACCCTTTATAATCTTTTCACTTTTTGCTACCGGTTTTCCTCTGTTATCATAAAAATAAATGTTTCCAATCCATTCTGCAGGGATATCTTTTTCTATTCTGAATGAATCCCCCTCTTCTTCATCCTCCAATATGTCCTTGCTAAACTCATCAGGTATAGTAAATTCAACGATTGCAAAACCCTCATCATTATCAGTATATAGCTCAGATACATAGTCATAAATGTCGTTCTTATCTGTCATAAAATAAACAGAATCAGGTCTTTCCCCAATAGTAGCTTTTACTCTTTTTATTCCTTCTAGCTTAATATTTTTAATTTTATCTAATCCCATACCACGATGGACTACCTTCCCAGGTTTAATGTTTCCACTACCTATTCCAAATTTGCCATCATTTGCTCTCGGGTGTTCCGCTTCTTCCCACTTTTCAAGGGAGTTTTGTACCAAATCCTCTTCTTCCCACACATACAAATCTGGTATCATCTTATTCTCCCTTGCAAATTACCATTATCGTCTTTAGTTATTTCAAAAGATGTATTTCTTGGCAAAATCAGTTCATGTTGGTCTTCAAATCCCAAAGCACATTTGGTGCCAACTGGTAATTCCATCCTAATGACCACTCCTTTTTTACCAGAATATTTATGTGCCATTCCAGCATCAGTAGTCATATAAGCAAAGCCTTTATCAGTGAAAACGGTCTTTTTAGATATCTTCTTAGCAAACTTACTGTCTATTCCCCGATAAACAATTATTGGACTTTCCAATACATGAGCATGCTTAGTAGTAGCAAGGGTTAATGCTTCCATGGTACCATCAACATCTAAATTGTATGGATTGTCTTCTTTCTTTCCAGTGCGCAATTCCCTATTTACTGCAAATCGAGTAGCAAAAACCTTATTGGTTACTTCATCGGAATTACTCATGAAATGCTTACTAATGCTTTCTGGCAAAATATTTTTCCATTCCTTATAAGGCAAATTACCAGTTTTATTACCGAATTCACCGTTTTCTGCTCTCGGGTGTTCCGCTTCTTCCCACTTACCAAAGGACAATTGACCAACATATCCAGCATTGGCAGGTCCATGAATGATGTGTGCCTTACATCTGCAGCCTGGATGATGCGGAGGCATTTTGTGCTTGCCTACTATGAAGACCTTACCATGTAAAGCCCGGCAACCATCTACTATGGTACCTTCCGGACCAACCATTCTCTTCTTGCAGACCAATTGATCACGCCGGGTTTCATTCCACCAGGTGTTATAACCAAGTGTGGCAGCTAATTCTTCCTCTATATGGGAGCTTAGCCTGGTTATTTCAGTTTGGGCTATCAATTCTGCCCTATCCCTACCGAATTCTCCCCGTAAGTCATTGATTACCTGGCCCATGGTTTCACCGGGAGTCTTGTACCATTTGGTTATTTTATCAGCTACCATCTTCTGGGTATTCAAGGTTACATTAGTTACTTGTTCACCAATGGTGCCAACATACTTATCGATGATCTGTTCATAATTGAAGTCAAAGGAGGATATTCCTCTGGACATGGCAAGGTCAATCTGATGCTCTAACAGGTCCAGTCCACCAGAATAAATTAATAATAGCAGTCGTTGATGTAGCCGGTACTGAAAAGCTTCCCACAGGTCTTGATGTTGAACCGTGTACTCTTCAGCCTTTATCACCGGCTTGATATCTTTCAATTTGCCAAGATGTAGCCGTACCTCACGCCATAACACCAACAACTCGGCATATACGGCAGTCTCGATCTTCTTCTGAAGAGCGTCCTCCATCTGCATACTTTGCCGGGCATGAGTAGTCAATTTCATATAGTAGCTCCAATAATTAATGCTCTCAGGGTTATCTCCTGTATCCTGATGATCTCGGGATCAGTTGATACCACTTCGTTCAATGCAGATAGAGCTTCATCGGCCACACTCTTATATTCAACCAGTTTGGCCAGAGAGTTCCGCAGTTCCTTATCTACTTTCATAGTAACATCAATGGTGCCGATAGCCATGTCAAGCCTCCTTCTGACAGTACAAATATGGTGACCGGTACATAATCGGCAATAATTCGACATGCTTTGGATTAGCATAGTCGAATTTGCCATCTTCCGATAGACCCTCTACCATGAGAATGCCGTGAGGACATTTTTCGATCTCTCCCTTGATCATGCTGTTTTCCTTGGTCCATTCATGTGTGTCACCATCAACGACCAATTCAGCTATTTTTTTGGGGTCTTCACCCATGTTACTGTACCAGGCAAATTTTGCCATGTCTTACCCTCTTTCGTAATAAATCAGATACCTTCCTTACTTTGCCTATTTCCCTGTCTAACTTATCAAGACCGGCTTGTGTCATCTTCAACATCCGCTTGATATAAGTAGCAGATGTGGTTTTCCTTGTCTTCAGATGGTCCTGAAACTGTTCCTGTTCAAAATGGGTCTGCAGTAAGGCTATGAATTCCGGAGACTCCACAAATTTCCTGGCCTGGGCCACATGTTCAGGATTGATAATGTTATTCAAATGATCCGGTGCTTTCCTATCCGAATATTCATACCACCCGGTTCTCAATACCTGGGTAGCGCGGTCCCAAGCAATGTTAACTGCAACTTTAGGACTCATTTGTCCACGGCCAACATCCAGACCAACCAATCCATTATCAATTCCCACTACTCTACCAGTATCCTTGTCATACATCCAATTACCGGCATGCCTGTCCCGATTTCCTAATACAATGTCAAATATGGCCAATTGAGAAACTGATTCCAGAAAATCATCGGTAATCTCAATAGGGTCGGTCTCGGCTCCCAATATTCCGTTTTCAATCCAAGCCTGGGCAGAACATTGCCCTAATTTCTCATCGGTACGGTACACGCAAGGAGGAACAATATCAAACCCCATCAAAGTGGCCGCCTGGTAGCAAAATACCTCATTTTGCGGCATACCATATTCACCACCGTAAGTAACTCCCTTCAAACAGGCCCTTCCATCATCCTTAATGGTTATACGGTAAGCAAGGTTGGCATGATCACCAGATGACGAAGAATCTTCAAAACCATTATCTGGGATTTTATCAATAGGTGCATCACGTTTCCAGTTAGAATATTCTTTATTATACTCTTCAGTATTATTATACCAAGATGGGCGTGGTTGAGCATCCATCCAAGCATTGTAAGCATCTTCAAATATTGAATTTGAATCATCTTCTTTGTCTTCACCCCCACCACCCAGACTTTTACTGTTTATCTTCTCACCAGTGATTAATTTGCTGGACAATTCAGCCTGCTCCTTAGGCTGTTTAGACTGGAATTCCTTAGTTATATCAACATGTACTTTGGGTACCGCATAAGTCCAGTCTTCAGTCAACTGCTGTATTAATTTATCCTTGCACTCTAACTTAATTTTCTTATTTACATCGATCATCTCCCCCATGGCTAGACCAGCAAATTGTTCAATAGCTTCACCAGGATTAGATAAATCAACCACCTTATTCTTTATATCCAGATTAAATTGATCTCTTACATTCTTCTTTCCCCTGGCATCTAGAGCCATGATGTTATTCAAATATGGCTCAATATCCGGGTTCTGATAGAAGAAGTCCTTCATTTTCTCCGGGTCCGCCTTGTCCGGTATTTCTACTTTGCTATCCACCTTGACCGGTCTTGGCTCCATCTTCATATTACGCAGCTTAGCGTAGTACATATTGCGCTGATTGAGAGCAATACGGGCAATTTCCTTGTCATCCACGCCGGCAATTCCTCTTACTTTGCCAACAAAATAGTTGAACGCCTCCCTGGGATCACCGATTTGCATGATGTTTCGGTATCCGTCCATGGCTTCGACCAATTGGGCATCTGCATTCCTATTCAGTGGACCTATTGCTCCCCTTACTTTACCGGCTGCAGCTTTGAAATGTTCCTTTGCCAGGTCCCTAATTTGTGTATTCTCGGCATGCCTGGCATGAGTACGCTTAGTTTCCGTACTTTGTTTACCCCCTTCGTGTTGTCCGGACTTAGTACCGAACCGTCCATCATTAGCACGTGGATGCTCTTGCTCTTCCCATTTTAGCAAATTAACATTATTTAACACTCTTATTAATTTGCTAGTTGGTTCAAATATTGGTGGGTCACCAAATGGTATTAATACCGGTTGATCATTTTTCCAATATACCGAGATACCCTTTACTTCCACTTCCAACGGTTTCAATGCTGATAAGTCTGGGTTTTCCCCTTTTGGAATGTAGGCCAGGGTCATGTGAGGCGTGTACCCATGATTCTTTGATACCTTGTACCCTTCCCCCTCTAATGTTTCTACCAATTCGTTTCTCAACTCTGATAATACCGGACAGTCAAAATTCAGATAAATGCAATGGAACCCTTCTTTATGGCATTCTAAGAAGCGTCCTACCCCATTTAATTTACCATCCATCTTTTCATATTTATTACATACTGACCATACCAAAGAAACCAGCCGTTCTTTATCCAATGACTCTTCATCATCAAATAGAACCACTGAAACATGGCTCTCATCCTCTATTTCACTTCCCTCCGGCCAGTCTATATCTGGTAATTTGCTAATAATCCCGGTTGGAATGTCAATAGAAACCATCACACCCTTGGTTTCAGCCAATTTCCTTAATATATCAGCAACGGTAGTCATCCAGGTAACTCCCAATCTACGTACGGAAGATCAGCCTTCCTAGCAATTACCGGATTACCACCAATTCCTCCAATATTTTTAGGCTGTCGTTGTTTGTGTTCACGATTCCACTTCTTCTGTTCATTTAGGTAATCATTGTAATCTTCGAAATCACCTATATGACCGGGGAATTCAGGATGATCTTCATCTTGACCTGCATATGAAGGTTCTTTACTTTGCTTAGCCTGTTCTGCATTCGTACCGGCAATAGTGCGCTTTCCTTCGCTAAACATACCAGGAATTGCTGGTTTTTCTTTTTTACGTTCTATTTCTTGTTCAGCATTGGTTCCAGCAGGTTTACGCATTTCTCCCTTCATATGCTGTACGTCCGGGTCATCCCAGAAAGTATCATTTACTTCCCCCTGGGACTCTTCATGCCCCTTACTTTGCCTGGCTGCGTTATACTTTGCCCGACGATCTTCTTCATTGGCCGGTTTTGCCTGTGCTTTATTCTTTTGCTGTTGAGCCTCCATACGGTATTGATCATTTTGATAACCGTGTGATAATGGACTTCCAGGCACTTTGCCTTCCAGTGATGTCTTACTTTGCTTAGCCGGTTCAGGTGCCATACGAGATACTTTGTTTTCCCCATATACATGATTCTCTGCATGGGTCTTAGCTTCATCCAACGTAGCAAATTTGGACTGTTTACCTTCATTATCTCCGCCATGCAAAGTAACAATATGTTCACCGGCTCTAGTATGCCGAACATGTGCAGACTTATCACCGCCGGAAATAGTATGATCAGGCACACCCCCTTTACGCTCTTTGGCTTCCCACTTTCCCTTACTTTCCTTGACCGGTTTAGCCTGGGCTTTACTTTCCTTCAAATGAGCAGCCAACCCAGATTGTTCCAACTGTTTTTTCTCGTTGGGAGTCATACTTGCAGCTATTCTGGCTTTGGCTCCCGCATAGTCATGTACAGGTTCTTCACTTTCCTTGGCACCTCCTCCACCGCTTCCGAATTTGCCATCATTGGCTCTGGGATGGCTAGCCTCATCCCACTTTTTCAATTCTTCTGCATCCAACAGCTTCAATACCCTAATTTGTGCCATTTCATCCTCCTCAAACCTTACTTCCGGGAATGCACTTTCGCTCATACAACAGGATTGCCCGTTCCTTGGCTGCATTTACCGCCTTGGCATCGTTCAGGCACTCCTGCAGATCAGTCCACAAATTCTGATTGCCAATTACCAGATAAATTGAGTCCAGTATTTCCAGGCTTAGCTCCTTATTCACCATACAGGAAATGAATGAACTACGAATATTCTCGTTATCTACCGGGAAACTAAGATCATTGTCAATTAATATCGGTCTTTGATCATCAATAGGATGTGTTAACCAATTCTTATCAACCCGGTCTACCTGGCCACTGATGTAATCCAACACCGCAGCCTGTTCTATAAAGTCCGGCTTATACTCACCGGCAGGCCTTTTCACTTTTCTACCGGAAATATAGTGCTGAATTGAACATTTTTCCCCATTTATTTCATCCACCCAAGTTACTGGCACCAGGTAATGAACATTGTCACTGGCAAGCTCCCGGTCCAACAAATACACCGCTTCCGATCGCCGATACAATTCTCCACCAATCCACTCCTGCAATTTAGGGTCTTCCCCGGACAACGGCTTCATTACCGCCGGTCTAATTTGCTGGCCTACTCCACCAATACCTACCACCAACGAGTCATTTGCTCCCTGATGAGGCATCTCCACATCGGCCTTGAAAGTTACCGGAGCACCAAAATAGGCATCATCTTCCATATCCACCCCGCTTATCTTGGCCATGGCAACTGCCAATTTATCATAATAATTAGGGTCCTCCTTCAAATGGTCCCTTACAATACCAGCAATTATTTCCATATCACCAGAAGTGGTACCATAATGCTCTAATTCCTCTATCAATCCTCTGGTAAAGACTGCCAAGGTAAATAGAGTATTAACATCAAACACAATACCAACTCTATTGGCCAGATCAATAGCCACGGCTTCAGTTAATCCCTCAATCTGCTCCGTAGGAGCTATAGGAGGTTCTGCAGGCAATTCCCCCGCCGATTCCGGAACAACCTCCATCTTATGTATTTTATTCACTTCTATTGGGTCTTTCATCACTGTTATGGGGTCCTTCATGGCATCATTACCAAAACCAGCCATAGGATCAGCACTTTCGCCCTCTCCACCAGGAGTTATGATGTACTCACCCTTTTCTCCTCCCATCGGCTTCATCCCAATAGCTTCCCGGTATTCATCCCTGGTAACTCCACCATTGGTAAATCTGGTAGAAAACTTTTCCTCTTCCTTCTCAGGATCGATGGACTCATTGGGGAATTTCAATTTGAAGTATACGCCCTCATAACCATTTTCCTTTATTACATCGTTAAATAGACTCTCAACAAAGGCCTGCAGAGGAGAAATGCACATCCGGTAGAAACTGGAAGCCATGGCTTCAGCAAAACCCTTACCACCAAGCATACCCTCCGGGGCCTCCCCTACCTCACTTTTAGGAATGCCTGCAGCAATTCTAACGGCATTAGCCGCAGCATCATAAGTTTCCTTGTTGAAAGTCATGTCCTTGATCATCAAGGTCTCGGTACCATTAGGGAAGAACCGAATGCGCCCGGCTCTTTCCTTGGAATTACCGGCCATCCTTGCATTGAATATCTCTTCAAACTCCAGAATTTGATCAGCAGATTTCCAATCACCAGGAACGGTTAAGCCCATCTCCGGAGTGGTGCCTACCGTGTACTTATCCAACTCATACTGCCATAATTGAGAAAGTAATTGCACGGAAGTAAAAGAATCTTCAATGAATGACTTACCATAAGGAGCATCTGGTCTTAGGAAACGTGGCCGGTACCACAACTGATAAGTATTCATGAACATCCTGGGAACGCCCCAAATTACCTGTGTAAAGGCCGGAGCAGGAGGATTCGGCTGTTCACCCTTCTCATCAATCACCGAGAAAATAGTTGAACCGTCAATTATCCTTAACCCAATAATTGGCTCAAGTACCGGGTTATATTCAACCGTGTCATCCTCATCAATAGTAGCCTTGGTTTCCTTACTCATTGGCCTTTCACAGGTCGCACATTCATAAGTCTTGTGCAGTCTGTCAAAAGAATTCATTTCTCCACAACTACATTTCCAACCAATATAAGGCACAACCTCCCCCCCTAATTTCTTGTTTAATAATAATACCTTGGGAGTAGCCCGTTTCTTCAAAGTCTTATGCCGTTTATCCTTGTCTATCTTATCTACCCCATAATCATGTCCCCGTATTTTGTATACGGCAGGAGCGTCATATACCAGGACATTGAACAGAAACCGGCTCAACCAGGTTGGCCATGGTGTTTTTCTGTCCGGGTTCTTGGTCATCCAATCCAATTCAGGAATGTTCAGGGCATTGTCATTATCATCAACCAAAGTGGGAATAAATGACTTCAATTCCTCAGTAGGTAATTTAACACACAAAGCCACTTCCGGAACACCCAGAGCATATGCTTTCAAATCGGCAAAGGACATTAGACCATAACCAATCCTGGGACTGATTGTGCTGTTGATGGAAGAAACATACTGGAATGATCTTGGCTCTGATTCCTTCTCCTGATCATTGTAGGTATATTCCTGTGCTACCCAGGGCTGCCCTGGACCCATAAAGCGTCGCATCCATGCCGCAGGTATATCCTTGTGAGAAGGAGGCTTGAGAGTATCCACCACGGTCAAACTATTATTGGAAGCAACATTTGGACCGGCTATACTTATAGGCACGATAGGCACCTGGTTCAATCCGGGAGTTACCTGTACCTCTGGACCACGTACCGAAATATCAGGTGATTTCCTAAGTCCTGCGACAAACCCATTCAATGCATCCCTAAGAGTCATTGTTCATCTCCTTCCATCCTCTTTTTCATGGCCGTTATCCAATCCCCCATACTTGGAGAAGCATCCTCAAAGAAAGCCATTACTACAGAGTCCCCATCATCAGTAGACCGATTAATCCTTTTCTTAATGTCCTCTTTGGATTCCACTTGTATTTTGCCTCCACTCATTACCCTCCAATGTACTGACACCAGATCGCCGGTAAGAAAATCATTCGGAGGCAAAGCCACATTATTGCCACTATCCGGGTCCAGAAGATCACGCATATTCCACCAGGCTGCCGCCCGTTTATTTACAAAACCGAATTCTCCATGCGAGTCCTTACGGTCAGTATGTTCAGAGGCATTGAAGGAAATTACCTTATATTTCTGTTCGTCCAAACGGTCAACCACCCCGGCACCAATTCCAATGACATCTACTATAGCATATCCCCCATGACCGTTTAGGATGGCCACGATCCTGCCAGTGGTTTTCATGGTATCTTCAAGACTGGTCTTACGAATTTCATCAATCATCATATCATACCGCAAAGCCAAACAGGAAGAATCTTCTCCGGACCGGGCTATATCAGCACCTACACACTTGAAGGGAGGCAATTCAGCCCCAGACTCCTTGAAAGCCTCCCACCGGGCATTGGCTAATTCAATCCAGCGTAAAGGAATTACCCCATCTTCCTCTGCTGAAGCAAAATTACCCTCCACTCTATTCTGAAAAACTGCCGATGACTCCCCCCACTGCTTCAACCGGGAAGCAACCCATTCCGGAAGCATTCTACCAGCTTTTATTAGGTCTTCTTTTACTACATGCCGGACATGCCAATCCTCATACCCTTCCTTTTTGGATTGAATATCGTAAAACCTACCAACCGGCTCCCCTGGTGTACTAACAGCCAACCAGCGACAGTCTCCAGTAGAAAAGGCACCTTCAGCCGCATCCCAGAAAGACACCGGTATTTCCTTGCTTTCATCAAAAATGTATAACATCTTGGAAGCATGTGCACCTTCATTAAAGGCCGCCGTATCGGAGGCCATAGCAAAAGCTTCTCCGGTCTTCAACTTCAGGGACAACTGCTGTAATTCCAAGCGTTCATTATATGGCTCCCTACCAATAACATCCCATTTCAATCGTCTAGCCCATTTTCGTATTTCCGGCCAGGCAAATTTGGTTAATTGTCTCCAAGCACTGGCCGTAATCGGTATTTTCCAATCGGTATCCTCATCATTGGTAAGGGCAAACCAATGCACGGCCCAGGCTATTAAAGCAGTCTTGCCCAGACCATGTGGGCCACGATCGCATTCCCGTCTTAATTCTACCAGGTCCTTGGCTATATCATCCTGATAAAAGGCTGGTCCCTCCCCTGGTTTCCAAATTATACAATCGTGTATAAACCCGGAAAAGTCATTAACATATCTTTTCCTAAACTCGGCATATTTATTGACCGTAGCAAGGTCTAGCTTTATTCCTTTGGCCTTAGCTATGGTTATCGCTGGAGCTAATTTCAGCAAGGCATCTCTGGATGTAGTCTCTAAGTTCAGCATCACTCATCTTTCCGAAATTAACATTGATGTCTTGCGCAGAGTCCAAACCCAAAAATCTAGCTCTACGTTCCATGATCTTGATTACCCGATCTATGGCCCCCAGATTGCCCTGCTCTGCAGTTGGCCAGAGTGCCTTAATCATCTGGTCCAATCTAGTTAATTCAACCATCCTTACAGCATCGGACGGTTCCTTAAGTGTTTTCTTCAACGCACTTGACACTGCCCTAAAAGCACTTGATCTATTGGCATATCCAGTCCTAATAGCAATCTCATCATAAGTAAAACCGGCTTGCCTAAGACGCAATGCCTCCAAGGTACGATCTAGATTATCAAGGGTTTCCTGTTTCATACCCCCAATTATAACATACCAAATAGGTTAAGGACAAGTACAGTATCAAGCTGAAAAAGTCTCTATCTTCAGCCATTTGAATGGTATATAGATTAACTTACCGTCTGAAACGCCCTTCTTATCTGCATCTTCGTAGGAAATAGAGTATACAACCCCTTTTGCCCACACATGAATGATCTTCTTAGACCGGTTTTTGCCGTCCAAATACCATTGTCTATCAAATTTGATACCACCAAGCGTTTTGGTGCCCTTACCATACCAAACATCCTTCTTGGTAGCCATCCATCCCATGTTATTTCTCCTGCCATATCTGGCAAGCTTCCTGAATTTTATCAAGCATCCATGGTTCAATCCTACGATATCCGGTAAATGGATGACAAGGACCAATCAACAGACCTCTGATATTTTGTTCAATGGCAACCTTGGTACTGTCCACTACCCCTGCGGCATATTCGGCACCACCAAATACCCGTTCATTGTAAGCATTTTTCCAATTATTCATCAACGGATACAGACCGGTCCATTGCCTCCAAGTGCAATACAAGTGGTTGATATTAGCACAGGGAATTTGATATTTGATAGCCCCCAACATTTCTTCAGTATGTTCACAACCATTTCCACGATACCCGGACAGTGCAGGATGTAATGCCAACCACACATCGGAATACCGATTATCCTTGAACATACGCTGTAAATTAACCATTAATTGTATTTGGCTATTACGCAAGAAGGCAACCTCTTCCAAACCCAGGGGATCTATCGGATATCTACCAAAGTTTGTAATAAAATTCCCCCTGGCAGCCTCGTCATAAATACAGACCTCATTGGGAAAAAGGGTCTCCCCATCTGTAAGGATAGAATTAATTGCCATGGATCGTTCACTCTCAAACATGAAAACCATGTCTTCAACTACACTATACAAATATTGCATGGCCTGAATATTCCACGGAGACAACATGTTATAAGTTGCCCCAAACCTGTCCTTGACCTTCCATTCTTCAGGTATCCAGGAAGGTAGGAAAGTGAAACATTGGATCATTACCTTCATTCCACAATCCAGTAACAATTTGACCCTATCCTGATAATAGGAATAATCCCGTTTACCCTGGACCGGCTCTATGGTATCCAGATTAACATTGAATAACATGGCCGTGGTTACACCGGCCTTTACCAAAGCCCTGATATCCTCCGCAGGCAAACGCACAAGTGGCTCTTCGTAACGTACCTGCACATCCATAAAAATAAGATGTTCATTATCCTGCATGAATTTCATTGTATCTCCTTATCAGTGGAAAACTGCAAACACATCTGACTATGTGACCATACTTCACGAGTTGTAATAGCATCAAACCCGGCTTCACGTAGATAGTCTATCATAATCCTACGACTAAACCCGGTCATATGAAACTGTCCAGCATCATCCTGATTGCCAAATATAGCATCCAGGTTCCATCCGGAGTTCTGATTCTGTAACCAATTCTTACAACACCATTCAAGACTTGGTACTTCAATATCAAATTTTCCGCCCGGCTGCAAAACCCTAAATACTTCAATTAACTGTGGTACCACAGATTTCTTTGGTATGTGTTCAAGATAATGAGAAGTGTTTACTGCTTCAATGCTGTTATCAGGAAAAGGAAGCTGCATACAATTAGCAATAATAGATTTGTCAATGGAATATCTATCAACATTGACATACCCTTCCCTGGGTTCCTTTCCCCCGGCAAGATCAATCCGCATGTTTCTTTTCCAATGCCAGAAGCATTTTCATCTCATGAACGGTTTCTTTAACAGTGTAAGCAATGGTACTACCCGGTTCCATATTAATTGCGGTCAAAAATATTAAACCACCACCCTCACTGTCTTCAATGAATACCAATTTATCAACGTTAACCAATCTTTCCTTATATTTGATCTCCCCGGAATCGTCTGAATGTAAAGCAAAATGTAATCTTATGAACGTGGCCATATCACTTTCTCACTTTCAATTCTGTTAGCTATCGTACTTGGAGCCTCACAGGACTCAAAATACAGAATGTGTCCCTCACTATTGGCTATGATCATGGACCCACTACGAATATCTAAATGGGGATCAATAGCTACAATCAAAGCAGGGTCCAAATAAAAGCAGGTGCCTTCTTTGTTCAGGAAAACTATCAATCCCATATTTATACTCCATAGAAAATACGGGGTATCCCTATTCGAGATACCCCGTCGGTTACTTGGTGGGCAAAAGAATAGTCCGCTTGTTCAGGTTCTTCATAACTGCAGATACCCGCAAACAAGGCCTGGGTATTTCATACTGATTGGTGTGAGTAGTCAATTCAAGTCCGGTAGCAATGTCGCTATCCTGCAATAACACGGACAACCGGTTTACTTCTCCCACTGCTGCTTTAAACTTCTCGACATATGCCAATTCTTGTTCTTCAGTGGCCATATTAACCCTCGTTCCTTGAAATAGCTGCATTTGCCCACATAACCGCTTCATCTAGCTTAGTCATGGCCAGGGACAACTCCCGACTATCCGGACAACTTTCCATAAATATTCTGGCAAGGGAAAAGGCATTCCGACGTATCTTCCCTTGCCGATCTGTCTGGTCCAATGTCGGGGCATGATATTGGAAGCGGTTCTTAAGCTCCTCCAAAGCCTTATCGGAAAGCATGTAACCAGCCTGAGCACCCTTACCAAGAATAGGCTCTGGATGACGGGGCACTATGCGTTCAGGAGGAGGATCAGTACGTTCGGGCGGAGGCTGTCTACCTGAAGTCATTTCTTCGCTCCAGCATCAACCCGGTCAACGATCTCGTAATATTTGGCAGTTTCTCCCTTCTTCACCAGGGGAGCCTCAATCATATTTTCATATTTGACCGGTTCACCCTTCAAATTTGCCAGAAGAATCTCCACTGCTTTATATTCTTCAGAGTAGAGCGGTTGAGCAACCACTGCATAGACCCACCCAGACTCCACCAGATCAAGGTTCTGTCGTACCGTGTCCATACCAATCACGATTACTTCACCAGGTTTTTTGCCCTGTGCCTCCAATGCCTTGGACCAGGTTACCGGGCTATTACCAGTAGTGCCAAAAGCCCCGGTTATTTCTGGGTTCTTCAATAAAGCAGCCTCGGCAACGGCAATAGCCGCCGGTTGATCGGCACCTTCCAGAATTGTCGGCAATACCACGATCTTGGGATATTTTTCATTGATTACCTTAGTAAAATCTGCAGTTACCTGGTTTTCAAGATCATTCAAAGTTAATTGGGAGACAATTACCGTTCCTTCACCCTTCAATTTTTCTCCCATAGCTTCAGCACAAGCCACGGCATAGGCATGTGCATCACCAGCAACCCATCCCAAAAGACCGGGAAGCTCCTCTTTTGATACAGCCGTATGTACATTAATCACCGGAATTCCGGCATCGATCAGCCGTTTATCACTTTCATATACAGCCTTATCCACAAAGGCAATTACCCCGGAAGTGCCCTGCGAAATGGCAATATCAACCTGCGGCACCATCAGGGAAAAATCGACTCCTTCGAAGGCATTATTCACACAATCCACCTGCAAATCCTTGCAAGCATCCTCAAATCCCAGAAGGATGGTACGGACCACCGGATGGCTGCGGTTTGGTCCAATATGCCGGAAGGGTTTCCCATTTTGATATTCCCGATTGGTCTTTTCTGCAACCGGCACAGGCTCAGGAACCGGCTTAAACAGGGTAAGCATTAACGATACGACCAACATAAACGCAATAATCAACCAGAACACACCGTTTAATACACTTTGTTTTTTCATTTTGATCCTTTCAACTATCCGATACAAGATTATCAGCCCTACGGCTGGTGCTGCCAAAATACAAGATATTACCAAAATGGTTAATTCATCCTGGGTCATTTACCTCCTATATAAGCTGCTTCAAAAGCCTTACGCATTTTTCCAATATTTTCAACAGGTTCTTCACTAAATCTATTATAACTAAGAAAATGTTGAAAATCGTCTTCCATGTGTTTATTATCAAGCAAGATCATGGCATTCATAAGTGCTTCATCAGACAGTTCTGATAATACATTGACCGTATTATCCTTGAACAATTTTTCTAGCCGGGTGATGTTCTTATCAAGATCACGGTTCTTTATCCAGGCTGCCACAAACAAAATAACAGCCCCGATGATCAGGAAGGTCAAAATAAGTATCTGAATTTTGTAAACATCACAAATGTTCATAGTCTCTCCTTTATTTTATTTTGACACTGTTGACCTTCCTCAATAACCGGCTGCATCTGAAGATGAAATCCCAAGGCCTCAGCCACTCCCAAAATCTGTTGCTTATGTTCTTCACAGCAGACCATTTCATTATTGCCAGGCCATGTGTATCTCCAAACTGCCTTATTACTACACTGTACCGTCATCATTCCTCCTTAAAATTGTTCTATATTCATGAATTGCCTGCGCCGAACATCAAACACCATACTGGCCAACAGAATAACCCCAATTACCACGTTCTGCACGTATGGTGGTATTCCAATGGTTACAATTCCGTTGGAGATAACTTGCAAGGTGAGCAATCCAAGAAATAATCCATACATTGATCCTTCGTACCCAAACAGACTTACTCCGCCTATGGCACACCCGGCCACGGCAATCAATTCCCACCCGGTACCGGCAGAAGGTTGACCAGCCCCAAGTATAGTAGTAACCAACACACCAGCCAGACCGGATAAGCCCCCAACAATCATCAATGCACTGGTCCGAATACTTTTAACATCTACTTCATTATTCTCGGCAATTTCATAATCAGATCCGGTTGCCCGTAAACACAAACCCCAAATTGACCTACTTAGAAACAACTGTACAACTACCATCAATCCAAGCATGATCAAGAATGCCCAGGATATGCCAAACGGTTGTAGTCTACTAAATTGTGTAACTGCATCTGGAAGCGGATATATCGAGAAACCATTGGAAATCAAAAACCCGAAACCACGGAACACATACAAGGTACTAATGGTAGTAATGAAAGGAGACACCTTCAATTTCACTATTAATAGAGAATTCAACCAACCGGCCAACACTCCCATCAGTATTCCAAGCAGGGCCGCCATCAAAATAGGTAATTCCAGGTAAACCATCGCCTTACTGAATACCACCGTGGATAACCCGACCACACCACCAACCGAAATATCGATGGTTCCGGATATCAAACACAAGGCAAGACCAATAGCCACAATTCCAGTATAGGACATGGCCCGTAACATGCCTGCTACATTCCCTGGGGAAAGAAATATCGGATTAACCGCCTGGAAAAAAATAATCAGGACAATCAGTACCACCAATATCCCTGACTCCTGAACCCCGAGAAATTTCTTCATGATATCTCTACCGGAGTAACAAGTTTTGGCTGCATTAGAATATTTTCCAATACCCATCCTTCCAAAGGCTTCTTCAAACAAGATACTTGTAATAAACCAATCAATGAAGCAATGTCCATTCCGGCCTGGACCATTTCAACTATGGTAGGAAATTTGCTAGTCTTGGATAATTCCTTACCATCGAAATTTAATAATCTTGGCAAGTATATTTGTCTGATTTGTGGCAAACGCCATTTCTCACAAATGGCCGAGTACAAACAGGCCTCCGTAATAAGGTCTTCTCCCCGAATAAGCAAGTTTATTTCACTCATAAAATCCCAGGCCACTTTTTCAGCAGTCATTGGATAATTGTATGCACAATACGAAATATCATTACCAACAACCTCAGGATAATTATCACTCCACACATATGAGGTTTCGAGAATTTCACCATCATTAAAATCGTGCAGAATGTCCATCATTAGAGAGCTATTTGCCCGTTGTGAAAGTATACCATCAGGTACTATGCCAAATAATTCAAGATCAGCCTTCATCTGATCAGCTATAATGTTCGACTCTTCAATAGTCTGGCGGTATCCCCACACTTCCTGGTCATCATCAAAACGGAGAATAAACTTTCCTCCAGACCGTTTGGCCATGGTGTAATTAACCATAGCAAGGTAGATATGACCAAGATGAAGATTGCCGTTTGTAGTAGGATTGAAACGAGTATTATAGGTCTTCATTGTTTGAAAATCCTCATTATCTTCGTTCTTTATAACCATTCCGGATGTTTCAACGTCCATTCTACCGTATGCTTCATACTGTCATACAGATTAAACGGAGGAGCCCACCCTAATTCCTGCATTCTCATACCGTCCAATCCATAATGCATATCGTGCCCAGGCCGGGTGGAATGAAAATCTTCAAAATTCACTTCCAACTGGAAATCCATTATTCTGGAAATCATCTCTGCAATTTCAAATACATCCTTACGATCCCCAACAACATTGTAACAGGCCCCAAGTCTTCCATACTTCAACAGGAACAACAGGGCATCAGCATGGTTTCTGGCATGTAACCAACACCGGGAGGAAATTTCTAATATTTTTTTGTTATCATCAAGTCTACAATGAATAGTTACCGGCTGCACGTTGTAAATTGCCCGGATAGTCTTGGGAACAAATTTCTCCACGTCTTGTCGTTCCCCAAAATTATTCATGGTGTTGGTTATGATCACCGGAACGCCATGCGTCTTGAAATATGATCTGCAAAAATCTTCAGCCCCGGCCTTGGAAGCGGCATATGGATTGGATGGATTATGTGGCTCCCCCTCCTTATGCAGCTTGTTTCCTTCTACCGCCCCATATACTTCATCGGTAGAAATATAAATAAACCGTTCAGGCTTAACTGCCCTGGCAAATTCCAACATATTTACGGTACCAATAACGTTAGACGTAGCAAACGGCATAGCGTTCTCAATGGAGCGATTAACGTGCGTTTCTGCGCCCATGTGAATGATGTAATCCAGACCCTGTCCGGTAACTTGATCGGCCACTTTACCAACAATAGGTGATCTGAAATCGTGGTACACAAAACGCACCCGGCTTTTCTCCTTTTCCCAACAATCCATCTGAACCAGACGGTTGGCATTACCAGCATAGGATAACCTATCAAGTAAAGTTATCTGGAAATCTGTATTCTTCAGAATATGCTCGACTGCGTGACTTCCAATAAACCCGGCACCACCTGTCAATAAGATCGTCTTAGTCATTCATTATCTCCTATACAATTGATGAAACAGCAGATACCAGAAAATTAATCAAGATGCTTAAGAACAACCAAAATACAACACCACCAACAATCAGAGTTATTATTATCCTGGTCATACTCATTGGTTCTATCTTATTGTGCATTTTCTTCAATTATCCTTTCATAAGTATTATAAAGAAGATCAGCATTATTATCAATGTCATAATAATCCATAATGGAAGGAGCCAAGGACCGGCTCTTCCTGGTAATCTCATCCAAATTGTCAACCATGTTCCTGAATGCCTTATACCAATCTTCTATAGTGTTCTCAACTAACACCCCGGTACCAACCGGAACGACGTTTGGAGGACGATTTGAACCTATCCAAGGGATTCCCATAGAAGAATATTCCATCGGCTTTATCCAGGAACGCCGATCATCATATGGTCCACACAGAGGCAACACCCCAATATCAAATTGCGACAGGTTCTTAGAATATCTGGCATAAGTCTCCCAATGCATGGTAACTTTATGGCTTGGGGATAATGGTGTTAACTTGGCAAACACCCGATCATCTCCAGTAAGGGCAACCACGATGCGCTTATCCTCCATAATCAATTGATTAAGTGCCTGAACAATTCCAGAATCAACCCAACTCTTCAGATGTCCCATGGACCCACCACCACCAATATAAATTGTGTTCGGCTCCTTGTGTACAACATGTCGCTTATATAGCCGTGGCTCTATAAAATTGGGTAGGAAATAAGTCCTTACTCCAAATTTAGACCAATCCTCCAACAACAATTCGGACGGTCCAGATACTGCCCCGGCTATTTTGGCACCATATTCAAGACATCTCAATGGATGTGGATAAGATACCTTCTTAACGGCACCTTCAGTGATCATGCCATACAACCAGAAATCACTTGAAGGAGAACCCGTATCCTTTCCCATTAAATGATAAGCATCATCAAAATCTATAACAATAGCCTTTCCCTTGGCCTTCCAATAAGCAATCTTGGAAACCGTTGGAACAAATACGTTTCTCTGAATGATGATCAAGTCAGCCTTTTCCGTCAAAGGATCATTCTCAAACGGATTGTTTTCCCAGGCCTGCAGTTGGGCCAACTCACAATGTACACCCTTCCTACGCATCGCTCTGAAAGGAACGGCTATACGATGTTCAGAACAATTCCACTCCGGTACTGTGTCAGAATATAAATAGAGAATGTTCATAAACTGCTAATTAGCTTCTCCCATTTTTTGGCCATGATCCTGGAGGTTCTTCCATCAGCATTACCAGAACCAATATTAGTATCAGCCTTCAATATTTCAGAATTTGTCATGAATTCCGTTAAACAACTATACCAGTCCTCCGGTGTCTTGGCAAACATACCGCCATAACGATAATCAAAATACATCGGCAAAGGACTGGCAACCCAAGGCACCCCGGAAGCATTGGCCTCTAGTAATTTTATATCACTTTTAGCCCGGTTAAAATAGTTATCCTCCAATGGAGATACTACTACATCACAAAACTTGTAGAAGACTGGATAAATAGGATAGGCCAATCCAAGGAAAAATAATTTCTGTCTCTCCGGAACAGCCTCGAATTTGTTATAAATACCCGGATCATTACCTATAACCACCCGTACATCCTCCCTTTCGGAAAGGATTCTGCTGATTGCCTCGAATGCCAGATTAAAATCCTGTCTGTGTGTATCAGTACCGATCCACCCTATAGAGAACATGTGTTTCGGTGCCGGAATTTTCCATAAGGGATTTTCCTCATCATAATAATTGTTGATCACCACGGATTCCCGGCCATATCTGATAGCCAATTCCTTAGTAGTAGTTACAAAAGCTGTGGCTTTCTCTATCACCTTTCGCAATTCCTTGTGATATCCTTTGGCACCTTCACCAAGCATGTTGTAAGCCGGATTCTCCTTGGGTATGGAATAGAAATCGTCGTCCATATCAATAATCACCTTTATCCCATTAGACAGGTAATTTACCAACATCTTGGAAATATCCGCATTCGGCCTGGGACACACTATCACATCATAATGAATACCTAACCACTCGGGAAGGTTATCGGAAATGTTGACATTGTATCCCCATCTGGACATCCATTTGGCAGCCAACAACATCCTGAAATCACTCACACTGTTAGATAAGACAAATAACACCGATTTATAGGGGTGCTTGTAAGTACGGTAGACCTCCTTATCGTCTATTACCATGGCTCAGGCACCCATCTTTCCCAGGCTGCTCTAACTTGCTCTTCAGTATGTGACTTGAAATGCACCAACAAATGTTCAGGAGTCAATTCAGATTTTGCAGCCGTGCGTAATTCAGTACCATCCTTGCTCCACCAATACCTACAGAAACAACCATGATTGCTGGTATGTGTAATAAATCCAAATTGCACGTTAGGATGATGTGTATTGCCCTCCACATGGGAGGGCACATACGCTATCTGGTCATGTCTCTGGAAAGGCATTATAAGCCCATTTCCTTGAGGATATCTTCGACATATTTATCCTCAGCAGGCTCCCCAACAGGTTTTTCTGCCGGTTCTTTCTTACCTATTGACTTTTCGATATCAGCAGTGGGAGCCGGTTTTTTGCGGAATATCTCGGGTATTCCCTCATCCAGGGAAGGGTCAAAGGATTCGTCCTTGACAAATTCCTTTTTCTCCGGGTCAAACCGTACCGGTCCACCCTCTTCCGCAGGTTTGGTTTCCACTTTGGTATATGGGGTACCTTCTGGAATGGGGGGAAGTTCAAAGCTACCATCAGCAGCCTTTATAACTGCATCCTCCAGTTTAGGGATATTAACAGACGATTGAGAATTTTCTACAACAGGTACTGGATGAAAATCGTCAATCGACATGTCAAGGGCTGCTTTATCAATAGATATATCCAAAACCTTGGCAGTCTCATCATCCAGATAACCGCCCAAAGCAGTTGCCAGAGCATCTCTTACTGCAAATTCAATTCCCCGGCGTTCCTCAGATAATAAAGCAACATCTCCTTCAAGGACTGTTTTCTTATTATCCAAGGAAATTCTGGCAGAAATCATTTTGTCAAGTCCTTCATCATTAGAATATGCTTTGTTAGCAGCTATTCCACGCTCTTCGGCATTTTTCCCAGGCCAACCGCCCTCTGGAACCAGTCTCAATTTTGTGGCTTCGACTTCCCGGTCCAGGGAAGACATTTCAATATCAATTGCTTTCATAGCCTTGAGAATTTCACCGATTGCTTTGCCTAATTCGATTAGTTTTTTTCCGTGCATGTCTGCTCCTGTTTCATCTATTAGCGGCTCGGATTCTTTCGCCCAACAAAGTTCCGATGGTGTGACGGACACCGCTAATGCCGCTATCAGTAAGGATATTCCTCTGCACCTTCCTCAGGGAGAGAATCGGAAGCTACATTGGCCTTACTGGCAACGTTCCAAGCGGATACCCATTGTTTGGAACCATCCTGAACGGTACTGATAGCATCCAATAAGGGATCCCCGCCGTAAATCTTTTGAAGGGTTTCAACGGTAATATCAGTCTTGCGAACACCGATTGGGGTGATGTTGTTCACCTGACTACCCTGGCCAACCCTTTCAAAGATCGGCTGATCACCAAATGTTCCCACCGCCGAATAAAACATGAAGGCCGGAATACCTGGAGCTTGCTGCGCCCGGATGACTGAAGTATGTTTACTCCAATCATCAAGACATGCCAACAACTTTTTGGCCTGGAACCCTTTGGCTGACAAGATCACCGGACCCCAGATTTCCAAACCACTGGTCTTATTCGGCACGGCCATGATAGCCAAAGCCTGCACATGCCTGCGAGTATTCTCCCGGTAGTCCGGATATCGCTCCTTGTTATTCTTAGCCAACCAGGATATCCGAAAAGTGGCAACCGACAGTACCAAGGCTCTGGTAAAATAACTTTCGATCACTTTGCCCTCATTGGTCGTGCTGGTGCCCTTCTTCAATTGCGGAGGCAATACCCGATTGGTATTGGCAACGATCTGGTCCATCTTTTCAACATCAGTGGCCCAACCACCAAATTTCAGCACCGGATTATCTGCACCGGCATTTGGCTTGCCATTCACCACATAAAACACCGGAGCTTCGAAGGGTAACGACCCTTCAGTTGTTCCTACTCCAGCCTCGGCTTGATGCAATTTGTCCTGATCAAGATTAAACATTCTTACGCTCCTTTTTATAAGTCTAATATCGTTCCATTGGCAGCTAGCGGTTTCTCAATAGTCTCTCCTTTTTTGGATTTATTCACCAATTTCATAACATCTTCATAAAATTGGGTTCTTAACCGGTTCAGGGTGTAATCTGCAGTGCGTTCCGGGTTATTGATTTCATTTTCTAACATTTCCAGGGTATCCGGCAATTTGATCTCCCCAATATTGGGAATAACTAGAACACCTGTACCTTTATTGAAAACCGGCATTCTCTGCAAACCACGGATCATCAAATGCTTCTGTGTCCACCCACCCGCCACAATTTTGGCCTTACTAAGAACGTCATCCATAAGCTCTCCCTTATTTTCAGATGTGTTTCCATTATACCACATCTTGAACCTCTTGTCAAGATATTTCTTCACCACAGGAAAAACAAATTATTGTGCCAATTCCGACAAGGAAGACATTGGAAATTTCTTGACTTCCGTATATGCAGAAGTAGATGTTGAAGTGGTAAAATCCTCTTTCATCCAAGTGGCAAAATTGGTCTTGTCAGAACCTTCCTTTGCCCAATCAATGCCCCCAAAGGCCATGTTGCCGAAAATTTTATCTTGATCATCAAGTATTTTCTTCCACATTTCATTATAACCATCGGTAGGTATGTTTGCCATATTCTACACATCTTTCCATTTACACAATTCAATTACCTTTTTACATTGTTCCTCATCCATGGCACCAATATGGGCAAATTCAATACCCATCTCCTCGCTTAACCAGGCATATGCTTCCTTCCTACCCATATGTCCATCTTTCCACAAGGGATCAAAAGCTGCATGTGCCAAATTCCTGGCCTTCTTTACTTCCTCATTACCGGGAATGCCTAATGGCCTACCGTCCGGATGTGCACCATGTGTTCCTCTACAAACCGGAAACCTGGAACAACCATAGAAAGGTCTGGGAGAACCATCCGGATAGGTGTATTTGGAAGTCTTCCTTAGGACCATTTCAGCACCACATTCAGGGCAAATTACTGTCGTCATTCTTACGTCCTATACTTTGCCGGAGAATGAACCGAAATGGTTCCAGTATTCCAGGCTCCACCCACAAAATCAATCTTTCCTTCATATACTTCCTGTTGACGATCCATTGTCATTTGTTCCCCCGGACATTCCGTAGGAAGACCGCCTTCCAAACCACCACAGACTGTGCATAAGGACAACCCGCCATCGCAAATCATGCAATTTGCAGTGGTACACTTCTCATGCTTCTTATAAATGTGATCTGTCATTATTTATCTCCTTGAATTCCTATCTACTAGTTTCCAAAATCCATCCTGGTCCAACGCTCCCATTAGAAATGCATCATCTGGTTTAGTAGGAAAAGTGACCCTCTTGGCATTGTCACCAATTGCTTCTACCATCTTCGAAGCAGCTACTTCAGCATCCGGGTCCAAAAGCACTATTACCCTGGAAACATTCTTTACCAGGTCTACCACACCCGCCCACGATCTGCAAGCCGGAACCCCAATAACCTGTTCATCCAAATATATGGACAAGACCATGGCCTTCTTGGAACCCTCCACAATAATTGTTCTGCCATCCTTGTGATATTCTCCAAAATCCGGCCTGGAAATAAACGGCATAACCGGTATCCCCGGCTCCGGTCGATATTTTCCGGCTCTAGCAACCAATGGTGGGTTTACTATGCGGTAATCTATGTTATATAATAACCCATCCATTCCAAACTTTGGGATACTGTAAGCATCCCGAATATAGAAGGTGCCTTCAATACAGATATGTTTGTCCTTTACAAAGCCTAATTTCCAGAAATCCTGCCAATCTGGTGGTATTCCCTGCTTCACCCACCATTCCCTGTTTTCAACAGTCATGGAGTCATGCATGTCCAAATGCGCTTTACGGTTTCTCATATCATCTATGATCAACCGCATAGCTTCAGTTGTCTCTTTGGACCTATCCACCACCTGACCAAGATAAGAATTGTCGATCTCTCTACCAGACAATGATGGGAAAAATCTGTCCAGGTAGCCCTCGATTCCGCACATGTCACAGCGCAACCACCACGAAGGAAACGGCTTATCTATGAAGATCAGCAATCTATGACTTCCACCACACATAAAACAAGGACCTCGTAAAGACTTACTATCCCCGGCAACATATAAATCCGGGTTCATACCGGCCATAGATAGACCGGCTTTATAACCATCATTCACCAAATACCTTCTTCTTAGCTATATCGTAAAACATTTCCTCATTCTCTGCCCCGATAAAATGCCTACCTGTCTTCTTACAAGCCAGGGCTGCGGTGCCGACCCCCATAAACGGGTCCACCACCAAATCCCCAGGATCAGTATAGATTAATATTAGCCTACGCAGCAAGGCCTCCGGCTTCTGATATGGATGAAGCAATTTTTCTTCATGAAGATCATAACATACCCCGGTCATTTGCTGCCAATGTAAAGCATTAAATACCAATGACCAGCGAAACACACTAATTTTCTCAACAAAGGAAGAGGCCCCACACCGTTTGGTAAAATTCATGGTGCGTAATGCTTTTATCCACAAAATGTATTCATCCGGGTCACAATTAAGAGATAAAAAGGACACATCAAGTGGAGAAAACATCAACAAGCTACCCTCATCTACAATGTTTCCACAGAAATCGGCCACATCAATAACCTTGTTCCCATATTCTGTGTATGGAGGATCAGTAATAACATGTACCCTGGGATATCCCTCAGTAAGCTTTTTCCAGTCCTGTTTGTAAGAATCACCAAATATCAGTTTGCAATCCATTATTCCTCCGGGAATGTTTCAACAGTTCTTGGAAATATATTGTTAGTCTTGAAATCAATCTCACAAATGAAAATTCTACCGGCTGGTAATCCACCACGCTGTTTATTTACTTTGATAAACAACAAATTGTCGGTTACTATAATGTCTTCCTGGCCCACCTTCAATTTGGTGCCTATGGGATATGTCCTGGCAGGAAGCCATGTAGCTATCAGCCGGTCAAATCGCTGCGAGACATCTGCAGACTCATTAATATCATACATACCAGGAATCAGCAGAGGATTTCCCTTGTCTGAAACTACATTAGCCAATTGCTGTTTGGCTTGGCAAGCCACCCACACCGGCGCAGAAAAATATGTACTCATCTGTCTGCACCTATAGGCATCCCTTCTAACTTGCAACCGCCTCTGGGAATCATCTTCCGTCTTTACAATGTCAACATCCTTGGGAAGAGCTTGCAGATAATCTATCGAGATCAAAGCGGGCCTTACCTTGAATGCCTCTATAACATAAGCTATTGCAAGGAAGATGTTGGACATATGTAACGGCTGCATATGCTTGGATCGCTCCAGACTATCCCCAATGCGAAATATGGGAACATCGGCAACTTTGTACGAGACTTTCACCAATTCTTCCCAATCCCGTACTTCACCATTAGCAAGTTTACCAGCATCTTCACCACTATTTCTGGCAAATTCAAGGAAGGCCTGTTCTTCAATGCCTTCCTCTACCGAGACATGAATTACCGCTTCGCCCTCCCTACCCTGCGCCCTAATCTGACTGGCCGCCTTATGTTCAATCAAATGCAACAGCCCGGATTTATAATGACTGGTCTGGCCAACTACCCCGGCAACTTGCCCTGGCCTTACTGGAGCGAAATATTCCTCCATAAACTCCAGACCCAAATTAATAGCTTTATCCTTCTTGTCCCGAATTTCTTCAATAGCCTTCAAACCATACGCAGAAGTCTCAGAAGGAGTATAAGCAGCCTTGGATGGGTCGAATAAATCATGATAGGGAGTCTCATCAGCCATCAATATATCCTTTCGAGACATCCCCGGAAACTATCTGAACAACCACACCAACACTCTTTAATTGTTGTATGGTTGACATAATGGTTGACTGATTTGGATATTCTCCCTTCTTACCCCGGAAATCCTCATGATACCACACACCATCCGGTTTTGCATAAATCCTTAGAATATCTTCCAGGGTATATCCGGCAGTATTCAAAGTCTTGGCAAACGTAAACATCCTTGGTTTGTTAAGATTGAAATCCATACCACATACTTCTGACAGAACCTTGGCCATATCAAAATGATTTACTTTCGGCTTTTCTTCCACCGGCCCTGAAGCCTTTTCAATTAGGACAACCTGTTCAGGATCGTCAAAGTCCGGCAATTCAGCATCCTTGTCTTCAAAGATCACCCGGTACAAGCTAGAAGTAACCGACCCATTCTCCCGTTTTCTGTTCTTCTTCTCAATATAACCATACTTCACAAGGACATTAATTTGCTGTGCTATTGCCTGTCTAGACACCCCCATACGTTCAGCCAAAGTAGCCTGTGAAGGAAAACACCAACCATTTCTGTCAGTATAGGTGCCTAACAATGCCAGGACAACCACGGCCCTGGCATCCAATCTCCTATCATCGACAATCCTGGCCGGAATAATCGAAAATCTGGGAGTCATATCTTGCCTCTACCATGTGTCCCTGGAATAATTGAAGCATCGAAAGGACCTTCAACGGCACCACCGGACGACCCAAATCCATTCTCTCCACGTTCGGACGTAGGTAATTCATCAACCTGTTCTGCCAAAATGTCCAGGGAAGCATTTGCCAATGGAAGCAACTGTCCAACCCGCATACCGGCTGTTAGGAAAATCGGTTTTCCAGACATGGAAGTAGCAAACAGGAAAATTGGGCCACGATATCCAGTATCTATCAAGGTAGTAAACACCATTAATCCCCTGGCAACTGCTGATGATCTGGCAACAGGTACGGCCACTATGCCTTCCGGCAAAGCAACCTTAACCCCACATTCGATAGTGGATATTTTCCCAGGAACAATTTCAATCGGTTCAGCAACCAACAGATCAAATCCGGCATCCCCCGTCAAAGCGGGGTTACGTACCTTTCCACAAGTATTTTCAGGAATCTTTTTCCATAACAGTTTTTTCATTGTTTCCCTTCCTTGTCACATAATCGGCAACCAACATATCAACCAGATCATTGACCCTGGAAATGTCGAAGCACCATTCTGCGCTTAACAAGTCCCTAAGGTATATTGGAAAATTATCATATCTGGCCTCCTCTATTGACTGATCAGACACCAGATATATCGGAATGTTGTGCTCTTTGGCGTACAACATTTCCATCGGCAAACCCCAGCTTTCAACCCCAGGAGAATAAGACACCACCACTGCATCTGCAGACGATAACGCATATTTATTTATGGAAATTAATTTCTTCTCGCTATCATCGGTCTTGGAGATGGAAAAGGCCTGGGCTGGTAAATATATCATGATCTTACCACCAATTTGAATGCTACGATCAATGATTAATTTACCCACCGGAAGAGGCTTAGCCGTATTTTTGTCGATAGCCACTGCCAGATATATCAACATGATCATTCAACCTGATCAGTGTCAAGCATCCAGATCAACAGCAACATGTAAATGATTACATCCTTGCATCGTTCTACAATGCCTACAACGTTCTGCTGCGATTTTCCAGATGCCCACAAGCCAAGACTAAGCCAATGTTTGGTAGCTACCGTTAGCAAGTAGCTCTGTGGAGAGGTATTCATCACTTTTGCCCCCTCCAAGAAATTAACCAGGGCATTGGTGGATTTGTCCCCGGAATATTGTTTTCCCTTGGAGGTCAATGTCTTCATGATCACATCATCAAAAAAATTGGTGGCATATTCTGCAAAGGCCTCCTCTGATAGATTTTTTGGTTCTTCCTTAGCTTTTTCTTCAGACATGTTTTTTCTCCTCAATGATTTCCTTGGCTTCCTTACTTACCACCAACCTGGCCATTTGAAACAATCCATCAGCTACTGCTATTGCCCCTTCATCGGGTTCTACCGTTGAAGTCATGGCACATTCCAGGTCCATGGTACTGTAATTACCAAGGTTTATCTTCCTGGTATAACGAACAGATACCTCGTTTACTCGTGCCACGATTAATCTCCAAAACTACGCCAGTTTGTAAGAGGAATCCAAATGCCGGGTTCTGTCTCGATCATGCATCCGGAAAATATACCAAATTTGTGATTGTATCCAATGCTTGCCGTTTGTTGTTCACATTGCATATTGGCAAGACCCACTGCTGTCCCAAACAAGGCAACACACAGCACAACCAACATAATTAATATCAAAATACCTTCCTTCATTTTGTCTCACTTTCTATTAATTGGATTTATTCCTGCATGGTGTCCGACATAATATTCTTTATACATTGGGGTAAAACTGGCCGTGTCCGGTCCAGTAGAAATAATTCCTACTGTAGTACGCAGCTTTCGTTCCATCTGCTCAACATATTCAACAGCATCCCAATGCTTTCCATCAATTATTTCATCCCAGGTCATACCGGCAACCTTGGGAAACTTATAATCAAGGAAAGTCAAAGCAATATAATCTGGGGTAGTCTGCAAAACCGCTCTGGATAGTAAAGCAAAGTCAATTTCCGCAATACGGCGAACCTTCTTAGTAACCGTGGTCATTTCCGGAACTTTGACATATCCGTCCGTCATCTTCTCCAGAACATCCCAGGTAATTTCATTTGCCAGAGGACCACTATTACCACCAACCCGGATTGGGTATGTTCTTACTACCATGATAGTATCAGATTCACCCAATTTAGGATTAATTCCAGTACCTGCCCACAAAGCATATGGAGTGCATTCACGACTGGTGCAAAAGGGATAAAATCCGCCGGTATGCAGACTAAGCCCATATCCCTGGGTACCTTCTATAATAAAGGTGGGATTAGTATAAAATCTACCCTTATTAGGACAGGAATAGGCATTGTTGGCCAGGCACCGGTTGATCATTTCGGGAACATTCACACATTCCACCACCAAATTGGAAATTCCCGAATAAAGTTGTTTTACTTCGGAAATGAGCCATTTCACCAGATCAGGATGATCTTTTACAGTAATTGGTTTTCGCATCACCTTATCTGCAGTCACTGCCCCTACACCTTCTCCGGTACTCCCAATCTTGCCCTTCAATTCCGATTCCCGGCTCATATGTTCATCAGTGATCACCCCGGCATTTGGGTCCAAATACACCGTCAACTGTCCACTTGGGTTCCGTTGATAAAATTTGCCTATCTCCAATACCAGGAGACTTGGAATAAAACACCCCTCCGGGCCAATAAAGGCATCCACACCGGCCAGAGCAGATGGAGTAGGAAGGGTCTGCACCACCACTTTATTGCCAGCTTCATCATAACTGGTATGTCCGGCATTTGGACCACCGATGCGGACACCAGCCACTACCCCCTGTGTATACCTGGTAAACAATGCAGCTACTTCACCCTTCCCCTCGCTACCAAACTGACCACCGAAGATCGTAATTACCTTAGACATTGCTAGCTCCTTTCAATTTCCTAATATGTTACCATTATAGCACATCTTGAACCTGTTGTCAAGATATTACTCATCATGCTCGAGTCTATTCCTTGCAACGTTAAACCACTCATCATCTTTCTCTATACCAATAAAATTTCTACCGGTATGCTTACAAGCCTCTCCAGTCGTTCCTGAACCCATACAAAAATCAAGAACCGTGTCACCAATATTAGTATATGTTTTTATTAGGTATTCATACAACAAAACTGGTTTCTGGGTAGGGTGTCCACCAACTCTTCTACTTCCATTACTAATTGTAATAATGGAAGTTGGAAAATATTCGTTATTTATGGAACCAACTTGTTTATAATTTCCATATATTGTGCCTTCCTTTCTTATTGAGCCCACTTTGCTTCTTGGCTTTCCCCTAATTGTTTTTATTGGATTATAAGTGCCGTAACCTTTTGAACAAAAAAGCAATATATTTTCATGTATTGATAAATGTTTGCGATTAGCGTCCAGGAATCCTACCGGCAACACTTTATTCCAAATTAATTCTTGTCTAAACTGTTTTTTGTTGCTAACTATTAATTCACTAGCAAATGGTTGTTTAGCAGTAGTAATAAAAACTCCCTTATTAATCCTATTTATTTGCTCCCACATTGGACCAAAAGGTATAACAGTATCCCACTTATTTTTGGAGTTACCATAAGGTAGATCGACCATAATTGCATCGATACACTTATCTTGAAAATTAGGAAGAATTTCTAAACAATCCCCCAAAAATAATTTAATTACCATTATTCCTCTCTTTCCCAGGACTTAACATCAATTGGATAGGGTATCCTTGGAGTAGTCATACTACGAATCCTATCCGGAATAGCCTGCTCCACCCACTCTCTGACCGGCTCCACAATCTCTGCCCTCTTCTTTTCATCTCTGGGAAGATAAAGCTCTATGGAGTCATGTATTTGATTAATTATTCTTCCAGGAAAATTCTCTTCTATCTTCAACATCACCGGCCACATAACTACGGCCACACTACCCTGGACCCTCTGATTAAAGGCCTTATATGTCTCATCAAACGGCCCAAAATACCTGCGCCTGCCATCCATCAAGGTTACATAGCCATTTTTTACTACAAACCCCTCATAGAACCGGCTAGCATCCTTTATTTTCGGATATCTTTTTCTAAATCCGAACAAAACATCCTCAGCTTCTTTCAAACTGACATGGTTCATCTTGGAAAATGTCATCGTACCAGTCTCATATAGTGATGCCAGGGCCGCCCTCTTAGCATCCTGCCTACGAGACATATTAGACCAGATATCGATAGCCATTTGCACATATGGGTCCATTCCTGATGAGAAAGCTTTGGCTATGTTGTTCTCCTTGGAAAGCATGGCACCAAGCCTAAATTCAGCCTGTTTGACATCAAGCGCACATATTTCCTCGTCTTCCCGTTCCGACGTAAACATCCCCTTGAAGGACCCAAAAGCTCTTAACCCAAAAGCCGTACCCCGCTCCTCCATTGGAATGGCTTGAATATTAATATTCGATGTTGATATCCTATAAGATGCCGTACCAAATGGATAAATTAGAGCATGCAGCCTTCCATCAAATTTTGCCATGATGGATATATCCATAAACCAGGAAGAAATGGCTTTAGATAATTGCCTGAATTCTACTATCTTGGATACTATAGGATCATTCACATATGGCAACAAATTATCAACATCCGTCTTTAATTGCCCGGTTTTGGTCCTTTCCCCTTCGCCCGGAGCAACAAATTGTCCAAGATATTTTGCCACTTGCCTGGTACTATCCGGGTTATTCAAACCAAGTGGTGCCAACTCCCCAACAATATCCAACATCCTGCGTTTGAAAGTTAATTCCTTACTTACTATAAACCGTTTATTAACCGGCAAACCACGATACATCATTTTCAACGTCAAATTGGTAAATCTTACATCCTGCTCATATAATTCAGCAGGAATAGGTATTAGTCCACGCAATTTTTCATACACCAACAAGGTAGCCACTGCATCAAACGCAGCATACCTATAAACAATCTCCTGGTTCATCTTAAACAGCGATCCCCGCTTGCTTTTTACTGCTAACCATTCTTCAGGCGGGGTTCCAACATATTTGCTATACAGCCCGGACAAAGAATTAGATTCTTGGTAATCCACCAATTTGGACATATGTGCTATATCATGTGCTATCTCCGGAGGTTGTATATCGAATTTCTTCTGGAATTCCTTATATATTCCACGATAATCGAAAGGAACACTGTGCCATACTGTTATATTATTTTTGAAAAGCACCACAAGTATCTGATCAGGAATAAATACGCCTTCAACTTGAAATAACCACCCTTCACGATATGGCTCCAAATAACAAGACTTCATGCCATCCGATGTTCTCCAGGCCATGGATATGCCTATTAGATTGTCCACCCATTCCAAACCGGTTGTCTCTATATCTATAGCTACTTCTTGACCCCTTCTGATAGACATAGGACTGTTGCCATATACTAGAATCATATAATCTCTCCCAAGATATGTTCTTACTGACTTTTTTCAATCCATCGTTTGGATTCCTTCTTCACAAAATCAACCAGGGCATCTAGCCCCAGATATACTTCTGCTTTAGTGCTTGTAGGATTCTTGGTATCTGCTATGCGCTTATCACTCCATAGACATTCCAAATATTCTTCTGCAGTAGCACAAGTAATAGCAGTATCCTCAATAACCGGGTAAACACTCTGATAACTTTTGCCATTCGATCTGACAATGGCCAATACCCGAGAAGGCAACCAGGCCTTCCATTCATGCAAAACTCCATTTCTGGAAGCCAATTCGGAATAAACGACATGCAGACTGTTTATTAATTTATCCGACGTATCCAATAATTCTGACATGCACAAAAACATCTCCGGAAGGACTACCCGGCGCAAACTACTGTCGTCCAAGGTCCTCTCCAACAATGAATTGGCTGCACACTGCCACAGACTCTGATAATATCCGGGAAATAGCCTGGCAAGTCCGCAAATTTTCTCTGCCTTTATAGGATTATTTTTACCAGGCATGGCAGAGGAACCATATTGCTCCTTGGATTTTACCTCTTCAAGCATTCCTTCCATGGCCATGATCCTGATATCAAAGGCCATTTTATGCAATACGGAAGCAAGTTGTGATAATACCCCACATACCCGCAGGTCCTGTTGCCTGGGATATGTCTGAAATACTGGACTTCTTAAGATAAATAATTCCTCAAAAGTGGGAGAGCCAATCAAATCCAAATTGGCATTAGTACCAACCGCTCCATGCATGCCCTTGCTATGCACCCACAACCTGGAAATTTCCGAATTATCGATTTCACTAAGATACCACAAGAACCTATATCCAAGCAAAGTAGGCTCCGCCTCCTGCAGATGAGTTCTACCAAGAATGACGTATTCACCGAAACGATCACTTATCTTGGCCAGGGAATTAATTAACGTTCGTACCTGGATATTCAACAAACTAATAGACTCTTTGATCATCTGCTCATCGGCATAATCTTCTATGTCACTACTGGTTAGTCCGACATGAATATAATCAGCAATGCTCTTTGGCAGGCTCTTTGAAAAAGTGTTCCTTTCAGCTACCAAATCGTGCTTAGTGTGCTTCTCTTCTTCAAGAGCAGCCGCATATTGTTTCTCATCGTAGAACCCGGCACCCTGTGCTCCCTGTTTAGGTATATCAAATTGCAGACTGGCCGCCTCTAACCAGGCCTTGTGCCACAAAATTCTCCGGTTTTTCTCGGACCAGACAGAACGCATCTCATTAGTACCATACCTGTTAGAAAATGGGGAGGTATATTGATTTATTTCCATATTTCCCAACATCTCCTGTCGTCGGAATATTTGGCTTCAGCCTTTTCACCATAGAACCGCCTGGCGACCCATTTGGCAAGGTCTTCCAAAAAGGGGTCTTTGTCTGTGCGCATTGCATTGATGGTACTACCCGCTACTTTGGTACGGTATTTTTGAATGGCCATCTTGCCGAGAATGCAGGCATCCTCTGTCTGTAAGGCATTCTGATATATTCTGGAACACATGAAACTGGTCAATTCCTCCAGAACAGAATAGAAAGTGTCGCCTCCGGCAAGATAAATTATCTGAACAGCCGGTTTAACCGGAGACATATTCAGTCTCTTCCTTGATCTTCTTATTCAAGGAATTTACAGATATTCCAAACAAAGTAGCCACATGCTTAACACTGAAAGTATGTGAATATAGCATGGCCTCAGATACCGACTCACAACAAATACACCGCTCTGCGGCATCAATGATGAAACGGGCCTTCGATCCCTTCCATTCAACCGTGCCCAACGGTTTTTTCTCCCCGGACTTACGGGCCATATATTCCTTAAACGCCTCTTCAAGTTTTTCTTCCATTTATCCTCCTTAAATGTCCTCACTCAACAATTTTACCACAGCTTTAACCAGGATGCCAACCTTTTCGGATTTCTCCGGAGCAAGTTCTATCTTGCCAGACTTCACAGAATCAGAAATACCCTCCAATGCCCGAATAGTGCGTTTACGCTCATTAGCCTTGGCTATTTCCGCAGGATGTTCCGGTTTTTCAATAGTACCAAACCCGGAGGCAAGAAAAGCATCCACACTGGCCGGTCGTCCAAGATCATCAATGCCATTCTCCATCCAGGCCAGGCTTTCCTCCCACTTTGGACCCATAGCCCGAAAGAAATGTCCCCAGGTCAACGTTGGATGTTTTTCACGCTCTTCCTTAGGAAAAACCGTGGCCACATCTGCAATTATCCGAAAATCTTTTGCCCGAATCCCCAGGACAACACCAAAAGCTTTGCAGACATCCTCATAGGTATATCCACTGTCGGACAATTTGGCCTGAACAGCAGTTTCAATCACCAAATCGCCCAATTCCCATTGAGCCTGGTCCAGACGATTGGCCAAGTCCATCAATTGGTTTAACAATTCATCCGAGACTATTTTGGTATAGTTAAATTTGCTCATCTTTCTCCTTCTTATTTCGCCTGGTCCTGTTATTAAACATTCCAACAACAGTAGAAATATCCGCAAAGCCGAAAAATACCTGCAATAATTGCAAAGCTTCCTTATAATCAACCATGTCAGTGGTAAATTGCATCACATTCCAGCCAACAGCCGTAGCTAAGTCATTCTTGAAACAATCTCTACGATAGCCAACCCCTGAAGTATGTCCAAATTGAGCCTTTACCCAGGTGCCTCCCTGTATCTCCACCAATAACTTTTGTTCGATCCAGGCAAAATCCCATTTGAACCGCCTTTTTTCCAAGGCTTTATATTGCCTTTCCGGGACTGGTATCGTCCCGGAATCGGCAATTTGCGCAAATAGCTTGTCTTCGGCCTTGGAATCATTCATTTAGAATGCTCCAAAGTACAAACACCACGAATGCTTTTAACTAGATTACAATTGGCACACAACACTTGAAATCCATTTGGAAAATTGTTCTGTACCAGCCATTTATAAAGACCGTTGGTGCCACCAATTTCCCTTCTATGCTTATTTCCTCCTCCATCTATGTGATCTATGGTAAGTGCATCAATTTTATCAAAACCACAACAAACACATTTACCACCATAATTATTAATTACCAACAATTTCCTATTGTATCTATAGGCTTTCTGATAATCTCTCATGTGTTGTCTATGATCATCTCTCCAGGATTTTTTCATTTTAACGATTTCCAAACTGTGCTCTCTGCGATAGATTTTTCCGTTAATCTGTTCAATAGTTTTATGACTACTATAGTAAACCTTGCGTTTACCTTTTAATGCTTCTTTGTGTTTACTATAGTAGTCTTTACTTGGCATTATTTAATGTACTCCAAGCATTTATTAAATGCTCTGATTTTGGTCTTTGCCCTATCACCAAATATCGCTGATGCATACATTGATTCTGGTCCGTCTCGAAAATCCTCGTTTTCTACACAAGCTTGCCAAACAGCCCAGGGAGTACGGGCAATCTTCGGAAATTCATCATTCAATTTTTCCAACCGGTTCTTGGTTTCTTCACGCCGGGTCTGGGCTAATTTGCAGTAATATAACCACTGATTATTCACTGCAGACAGGCTATCTTTGATCTCGTCCTGCCCTTCGAACAATTCCGGATTTTCAGACAACAGATCAACCTTCCCAGGCTTCCCAGGAAGAGGATAAGCCGCCTCCAGAATTTTGTCAACAGATGGCATTTTGATGGCAATTTCTGCCAACTGCTGAAAAGTATTCAGTGTGGTAGTCTGTGCATTATTCAATTTGCCAAGCAGACCTAACCGGAAATTCACATCGTCAAAAATGCTGGTACCATGAGTAAGGGCCACTTTTACTGTAGCCTGGGATAATCCGGCAATCAAAGTGTTCTGGCAAACCACCCGGACAGGAGTAAAGGCCATTCGCAAGGCAGTCTTTCCGTCCTTGGTGTCCGTGATCAGAAAATATTGTTTGATTTGGTCCCCGGAAATCTCGGCATCCTGCGGAAAACGTAGGCAATAAAAAACCGTTTCACCGACACCCAAGGCACCAACTGTTTCGACCACATATCCTGGAATGAACCGATCAAGAAGCTCGGCCAATTCTGTATTCTGAATTACTTTGTAGTCGTCTCCAGCCACGCCCAGAACCCGCAATTGGGGATCATCCTGCGTAGCATCCCTAATAATAGCCTTACGACCAACCACCGGAAGGGCTGCAGAACCAAAAACGCTTTCAACATTTGCCAACATGCTGCAAACTTCCACCCGGTAATCCAGGCCACTGTCCTTTACTGCTTGGACTGCCGTGATCTCTCCGGAGAAGGTCTTACCAATATGGTCCCACGCCGGTTTGTCCCTTCCAAGAAATCTTTCACCAAATCTGTTTGCACTCATTTCGACTCTCCTTTTTAGTAACCGCTTATCAATCTACTTCAATTATACCACATCTTGCACCTGTTGTCAAGATATGTAAGATACGTTCATCCACCGTTTTTCCTACGATTATTGTACGGTCTTATGGCATCTCCCCGGTTCTATCCGGAGACTCATTCTGATCTGGATAATGCCCGGAACTGACATTTACACCCTTATTAATATCAGTACAATTCCTACAAATCCTATATCCCTTCTTCCAATCCTTCTTGGTAATAATCCACTGACACTGTGGACAGGTACGTCCTTCTTCCCTGGCCTTCTTTATTGTCTTAGCTGTCGGAAACATTTATCCTCCCTCGGGTGGAACGGGGAGAGATGAACGGTTGTTTTCTTCTCGTACCATAACATCAACCACTTTCAAAAAATTATCGGCATTAGCCAGTTGCCTATTTTCGTATAACAAACTCCCAACCAATTGAAAGGCATCTAGCCTGCCTTGGTGCACTCCATTCTTATATGCAACCAATGCACCCTGGTAGCAGCTTCATCAATAGACGGCCAGTCGCTTTCAGGTTGAAATTTCCCTTTAGGATCATAAAATCCCACAGTCCACAAACTTGGTTCCGATTTGATATAGACATATGTCATGGTTTGTTCTCCATTATCAACTTTACAAGTTGCTCCCTAACTTCCGGAGACAATTTTTTATAATCAAAAGTAGACAAGTATGTGATGTTATCCCTGTCTTTTATAACCAATGCTTTAGCAACGTCATATTGAATAAGATAAAAACTTGCAAATTTGTTCCCACCATATTGCCTGCCATCTGGCAAAAATGTCCTGTTACTGGCCACAATTCTACCAGACGGGGTGATCCTGTCAATAGTGGCAAGAACAGGATTTCTAAATGGATGACCAATTATTACTCTGTCACCAACCTTCAATTCCTTCACCCAGGAATCAGTCATTTGTCCCACCATGTGCTTCTTCCATGTGATCAGCAAGATCGGTTTCCTCTTCAAACACTTCCTCACATTTATCACAGGAATATCCCCGCATTTCCTCACACTCCCCTTGACCGCAATCTGGACATCCAAGATCGGTCTTCTTGGAGCTAAATTTATTACAATCCGGACACCGATTAGAACACCCATCTGAAGAATCATCCCTGGTAAAAACTGTTCCACAATTGCCACACTCATACAATACAACCATATCGTCAATGGTAGAAAACACCGTATCACAGGAATCGCATTTCCATACGGCAACAGATTTGTCGTTTGAATTATCAAAAGGAACAGCTACACCAATAGCATCAGATGTGTTTATTGCCAACACAACCTGTTCGCCATCCAACCAGGTGTCCGACATCGGTTTCTTGGAAAATGGGTTCCACAAAAAAGTATGGTCTCCAGTTTTCTTCATAAGCACTTTTTCAGCATCTACCTTGAAAAAATCCCCAACAGACAATTCACTAAATTTCTTTTCCATCGGATTATCTCCTTTGATAATTTTAGATATTTCAACCCTTCCAGTTTCCTCACCACCAGCCAATTTGCTTAACAATTTATTATCCATTTCTCTCTCCTTTTTCGGTCATCATCGGTACCGGCACAACCGGCATACTCCTCACGGAGTTTCGACCTAACTCTGGTCCAAACCTGAATGCTTTCCAAACAACCTAAATTGTCCCCACACCTGATCATAATTTCCCGTTCCAATTGTAAGAGAATTCGACACCACAAAATTTAGAAAATCTCTCACCAAATTGTACTGATCATATGTCAACTGTTCTTCAATGTAGGTCAAGGCCGCCATAGGATAATATGATCCAGCCTGTTTGGTTGCTTGCAAGACCAACAGCTTCACTTTGGTATATTCAGTATCTACCTGTTCTGACCAGCCTTTCAGGTAAACAATATCGACAAAGCCATATTCACCGGATTTCACCCCGTTTACATCGTTTCCACCTTGCCATTCTTCAATGTTAACTGTTTTGAAGTCACTGTCCTTGACATAGGCATCTTCAACATATTGCTTGTTGTAGGCATTGCTAATTTCCTGGACCTTGCCATCAACCACTACAATAAAAAGCTTTTTGTCAGTCATCTTAGAACCTTCCCGTCAAGGTATTCCAGTAGCCGTGCGCCCTGCCATTGTTGTTCCGCATCCCCAGCCGCATCCGCAGCCGCAGCCGCAGCCCTAGCCGCATCCCCAGCCGCAGCCCTAGCCGCAGCCCAAGCCGCAGCCCAAGCCGCATCCCCAGCCGCATCCGCAGCCGCAGCCGCAGCCCCAGCCGCAGCCCAATCCGCAGCCCTAGCCGCAGCCCAAGCCGCAGCCCTAGCCGCAGCATCAATTTCTTTTCTGGCATACTTCCTTGCGGCTTCTATGGCTTTACGTGGACGGTCGTCGGATGGATATTCCTTCTCGTAGATATGCAATACGTGTTCGGCACAATCGGCGGCAAATAGACGGAGATAAACTTCACTATCCCATTTCATTTGTTTGATAAGCCGAACCTTGCCACAAACGTGTTTATCGTCATCATGTGGGATAACTTTGCCTGAAACTTCAACCTCGAAAATCTGGCATTCTTCTTTCAGCCATTTAGGTATTTGGTGGGCCTCTACAATGTGATAACCTCTTGCGCACGGCTCAAGTTTTCGGAGTGTTGGCATCCAATCGCCGGGTGTATTGCCATTCGGTAATGACCACGTGCTGTTTCCTCCGTGGCAGGATTTTCCATCGACTAAAATCTTAAAATATCTCATATCAGCTCTCCTTTTTAATGTATTTAAATTATACCACACCTTGCACATCCTGTCAAGTATCTACAAGACTTACCAGTAGGCGTTCTACCGATGCTTTCCCCACGTTCTCCTGACGCTTGTAAATAGGTTAGGGGTCTTATTATAGCTATTACCTATTCTTAAAATAGCACCGTTGCCCAATCTCAAACGTGCAGACGGGCAACGGAGAAACATCAGACAGACCCTGGAAATACTTATACTTTTAGTTTTAACATCGGTGGTGGATTTCTCATTTTCATAATGCGAAGCTGGCGGGTTTGGTAGGCCGTACCAAAGATATACCCCACCAGGATCACCACGGCACCTGCGATCTGTTCAATAGTAATTCCGAAATTCACCACAACACCAAATCCTTGTAAGATCATCAAGGCAATACTAAGCAGAGCAGCCACAAATTCCGGCGTTTTGAAGGCTCTGACCCATTTCCCAATAGGGTTGGTGTCCGGGTCCGAAGCCACTTTATATAACATGGCAACCACCACCAGAATGTAACCCACCAGGATTGGCACATCCAAGGTAAATCCGGGGACATACTGTGCCAGAATCAAAACCAGCAGGGAAACCAGGGAAATCCAAAATTCGGGAGTCATAAAGATCGGTAACATTTTTGCTCCTTTCGAGAGCGTTAATTTCTCTCTGTTAAAGTGGGTACGTTAAGATTGCAAGCTGGGACTTGCAGGGATTGCAAGCTGGGACTTGCAGTATTCCATTAGTTCTACGTCATCAAACATCTCCTTTTCTATCACTGGTAGGCTCTTCCACCAGGCGATCATATCATATCTTTGCTTTTGCACTATCCAGAAGTTTACCCTTGACTTATAGGCATTTACCTTTCCAGATTGATGACACTCTTCACACACCAACCCAATATTTCGTTCATCATCTAATTCCGGATGGCCCTTCATTCTATGAAGCAGCCAATGGTGCCTCTGCAAATCCATCCTATTCCTGTTACAACATTCGCATATGTGGCCTCTTTTAGAAATAAAATATTCAGTGGGTTTCAACATACATTACAATTATAACACAGTAGGAAGCTGTTGTCAAGCATCATTTGAAAAGTGTTACAAGGAAATTGCCAACTACAGCACCCACTATTAACCAATTCAATTTTGATCTATTGGCTCTTTCCTCCAACAGAATTCTCATATTATCTTTAATGCCCGGAACCTCATTACCATTCACATCATGTATTAGGGTTCTCAATTGTGTTTCATGCTTAGCATCGTGTTCCATAAGCAACACCAACCTATCATTAAATGGGCAGACATACTTACGATCAGCTAAATCACGAATGAGCCTTTCCAGATGTTGCACATCTTCAGCAGTTATTGGCCTGTTAACGGGTAGAGGTTCGGTGATTTGATCAACAGCCTTGACAGGTTTCATTATTTTGCCTCCACAGTGAATTTTAGACAAACCCAACGAGATTGGCTTTCGTGTATTCTGCCCCAATCCTCGTATATACCGTTACGCAGGACATTGCGAATTTCATAAATCAACATTCTGGAAGATACTTTGGTAAAGGTTTTGTCATAAGGAATGGCATACAAATAGGTTGCAGTGGTAGTTACCCCAGGCATTGACCTGATAGAACATCCGTCAGTATCTTTAGGATAAACTATCTTCAGAACATTTGGGGAGGTTGATTTACTCGGAATAAGGCATGAACGTTGTGGGTTCTGATCTCCCAAAGTAGACCAGGCCGTATTCCACAAAGCCAAGGGTACTTGTACCAATTCCCCAGAAGACACATTATTTAATGGATCGTGAATATACACATTCTTCAAATCCATTCCAACTATAACTACAAAATGTGATCCCTTAAAAGTGTTTGGCCTAATACTTTCCAATGCACCATAACGGATTAGAGCCACAATCGGCACACCCTTGATAAGATATTCATATAATTTTCCAAGGGTTACTTCCTGGTCGTAGTCTGCACCAATACCCCGGACATCCCACAACTTGCAGATGTCTCCAAAGGAGGTATAAGCATCCCCGGAAGGCTGTACTTCATTGAACAGAACATCAATCGACACAATGCTTATACCGAAAAATTTTATAACCATTCCTCCAGAGGTTGGCCCACAATCGTTATGGTGTTCGTCAGCACCATAACCTACTTGTCCCAAATAAGGAACATTCAACCAGGCGGATATTACATTGATTGCTCTTAGGAATAAACCAACCGTTCTGAGAAGTCCGTTCATTTCAATATCCTTGTAAGCATCCTACCAATCTTGGTATTATAACACCCTTTGGCCGGGAGGCTTGGGTCTACTTTGCCTAATTCGACTGCAGCAATAGCCTCTCCCTGTTCACCAAATATTCGTTCAAATTCTTTCAGGGGAATTCTAAATTTGCCGTTATTACCAAAATTTGGTCCCCAGGAGGTAAGCCCATCGAGATACTGCTCCTGCAAGTCAACACCAATTCCTACCCAGGCATGTCCTCCGGCTAAAGCACCGTTACAGTGAATAATGAAATTTTCGTCTGGTAGGAACATGTCATTATACCAATTGGTGCCAAAGATGATTGGGCCTTCAGTTAACAGCCAATCATAAACGGTCGTGGCTTCTTTGGCAAAAGCATAATTTTTCCACATTTTCAGACGTTGTCCAGTAAGAGCTATTGACCGGCAAGAGGTACCGTTGCGCATACCTGGTTGAAAATCAGTAACTTTGCATTGTTCGTAAAATTGTTTGGCTTGTTCATTGGTATAATCAGAATCGGTTGGTAACACCATTCCATAATGGGCCATGCTGAACCCACCACAGAAGGGATCGCCGTTCTGGTCCAGGGCAACATGATTGAACCCCCACAACTGCTTAGTAAGGTTAGATTTATATTTAACATGTAGTGCCAGGTCCAAATCCCGAGTGTCTATTGTTGAAATGTTTCTACCTAATCCGTAAGACATAGTAATCTCCTTTACAAATAGGCATTAACAGCCCGCAAAATCGTTGGCGTGGTTGAAAGAACGTACAGTGCACTCGCACTGGTATTGGGAGTCATTAAGTTGAGATACCATGTTGCTTTTGCCGCCAAATTGAGCACTTTTTCCCGATGGATCGATCCCTCAATACGTATGGCATTACCATATATCCAGCTGGTGAAATCGACATCCGCTTCCGAATTGTTGGCTGTCGATAATGTGACAAAGAGCTGAAACGTACTGGCTGATGCCCCGCTGATATATGCGATCGCTTCATAATAGACACGCCAACACCCGATCGGTAACCCTATGGACGTTGCGTTGTACCAGACGTTTTGTGTCGGCGTGATCTGCGTAAAACCGGCTGTGAATTTTACCTCGACCGTCCATTTTGCCGGGTTCATTGGAAACCCGAAAGGTGCCCTTTGCATTGAATAGTATGGTAATGTAATCGCTCCACTTCCAGAAACAGAATAATCAGTGCCACAATATACCGACATTTGTGACCCGGAAACAGCATGCAAAATTCCATAAGCTGTCGACCCGCTCTGTGACCACTTCAGCTTCATGCCTGGAGAATAAATTCCGGACACATCTCTGCTTGCTCCCAAAACATAAATAGGAGTATCAGCACTAACATATGTAAGGGTATCAGCCATCGATACCCAACCAGTGGCACTAGATTCCGTGTAACCACTGCCAGACACAGTATCCGGATTCCATTTTATTCCATTCCACACCAAAGCTTGTCCAACAGATTGACTTCCAGATATTTCCACATCTGATAAACCGGCAAGAGTGGTTACGCCGCCCCCACTACCAGAAATAGATAATTCGTTAGGTATAGAATAATCAAAAATCATGTTTGTTCCGGGTTTTAACTCTCGATAATTAGTTAGCAGCGCACTACTACCGGCGGTCAGAAAAGGCTCATTGGCACTTGCCCCGGCTGCGGATCCGGACAAGGCTTGTAATTTGGTAAGTTCCGCAGATGTCAAATGATACCGTTCAGTGGATACCCCGCCCTGAATATTTAATAGATCGTTATGGTTCACAGAAGACCCAGATATGGAAGTTGGTGCCCAATATCCAGGACTACCAGATATCCAAGTAAGCACTTGTCCAACAGATTGACTTCCAGATATTTCCACATCTGTAAGTCCGGACAGGGCACCATCATCTTTCTTGGTCATCCTAAGATCAAGAAGATCGGTTCCAGTATAACCCTCAAATATTTCAGTCTGTCCGGACCAAAACCGTATTGCACAAATGGGCAGGCTTTGAGCAGGTAAAACAGGTAAATCGCTGGCAGACAATACTCCAATGGCCTTAACACTTCCAGAAGTCTGAATTATTGACCCGGAAGTTAGGGACAGAGAAATTAATACCCATTTACTATCACCAGCACTACCAGAGACAAAACCAGTTTGCTGATGTGCAGACAAATCCAAAGTAATTCCACCTACTTGGGTCCAAACATCACTAATTTTTTGTATATCAGAGTAAATATGTAGATTGAAACCTCCGGTTGGAGTAGGCCGTAGAGGAAGAAGCTGTCTGGTATGTACGTAGACAATATCATTTCCACCATTGGAATTACCAAATTCATGGCTGGCATGGTGTGGAGCTACAGCAAAAGTATTATTGTCAGTAGAGCCTTCCCTTGGAATAGTGCGAGTACCAAGCACCACCAGGGTATGTTTACTGGTCTGATTAGGGTCATACCCCACCACTACCGGATAATTCAGTGTGGGAGGAACGGCCTGATTGTAGGCTATTATTACCATACCATCATTCAAAGTGACATAAACATATCCAGGTCTTCCTGGAACAGCCACATCTAATCCTGACCCTAGATAACCATAATACTTCTTCTCTATATTCACTTTAGAAGATAGAGCCTTCTGTATTACTGGCCGGTAATGGTTCTTGCTCATACTTGAATACTGCTCCAGTCATAAATAGGACAAATATTAAACATATACAAAGAATCAATAGTCATCTTGTAAGTTGAGGGATAAGTAATGATTATATCAAGGTTCCAGTCATAGAATTTGAAAATATTGTCAGTCCATAGTTCCACTTCACGAGATATTCTAAAGATCGAACCATCTCCCCAGGCGTATTTAAAATTAACATCATGCCAATAGGGTACTAATGTAGTATGATCACGTCTATCTGACATCAATTTAGTAGCTCCGGAATCTCCCCAACCGCCAATATACATACCATATAGGGTAAATCTTGGGTGTACGTCATTGTCCGGATTTTCTATTCCATCTGCTCCATAAGTGGCACCATCCAAATAAGCATAATATCCACCACCGGTGGAATACCAGTACACCTGGGGAGCATTGGTAGCGTGGGGTTCATATTCTCCAGACACCCACACCAATCCTTTATTTGCTTTGTATTTAATATTATAATATTTGTTATAATAATTCTGTCCACTACCAGAAATATCTATTCTATACGTCATACGATGTGCTGTGTCTGGGTTTTGTGCGCCTGCACCATTACATGAAATCCAAATACCATTTCCAGTATATCCCCAAGCTAGTGTTGGGGTAAAGTCCACATTAGCTACATTGGCCCAAGTAACAGTATCTGGTCTGAAGGCAGTATCCAAACTGATTACCAGCTCTAATTCAGTTATTTCTAAATCACTGGCAAGGTTGAAATATCCTGTTCGAGTGTGCACTCCTGAAGACCCGCTTGAAGGCACGGCATCATGTACAGCCGTGGCTATCCTGGACCCGGATGAATTCAAGGCATATAAAGTATACCAACTATCGTCCGTTGTAGGCAAATAGGTATTACTGACAGAGTCATACTTCTGAAACAATCCTGTCAGGGCATAACTTGACTTATATGTGTGTCCGCTTGATCGCAATTTGCAGGGAAACCAGAAGAATCCCAAAGTAGCTTCCTGGTTTCCCGAAGTGTATACTCCAGAAAACCACAAATTAAATCCGCCATTGGCATTGGCATTATTTGGACAATTAGCACTTCCAGAAATGGGTGAACCGGAAGTGGGAATCTGTGGAATTCTCGGAATATACAATGGGGTTTCTAATGGAAGGGCAAGATTTGGCATCAATGGAATGTCAAGAATAGGCAATTCCAAAGGAGTCGGAGAATTTAGTATCGGTTCTTGAGGCAATATTACGGTTACTCCGGGGTTCCCGGACGTTTCCCCCTCAAATACGGCCTCAACGGATAAAAACCCTTTTTCGGGGTTTATCTTATAATCAAGGTCTTTTACCAGTACCTTTTTATCAGTGAAGGATATTCCTCTGGCATTTTGACTACCAGATACTGACATAGTGGAATACATGGCCGGAGCAATATCCAGCATACGATTATTTTCAGACAGTTCTACCGAAATTTCTGGATATTCGTTATTTTCCTTAGCTAACAACATACCACTTAATATATTCGCTTCTGTTTGGGAATTGACTACGCAACGGTCATATGTCTTATTTTCACCATATCTCTTGTAGACCAAGGCCCCTGGTGCCCGGCTCATAGCGATGGTATCTGTGTTGGTACCCATCAGGGCAGATACTTCTACCATTCCAACCGGAGTAGTTACTGTTCTCTTTATATCTACCTGGTTTCCAAAGTCATCCCCGGTTAGAGATTGCACCGTTATAATTGACGAACGGCTAGCAACCGGTAACAATTGAGGATCATTATATAGGAAAAGACGGCTATATCTATCAACAGCCATTTTCATCAACATACGGCTTTGCACGGTAGCATTTAGTTGTTCCCAAACAGAACCAATCCCTGCAGTTATTCCACCCAAAGTAATTGTGTTGTTAGATGGATAAACATCCATAATCTGCATAACCGTGGATCGCCAATAAAAGAAATGATGAGCGGTTTTATCAATGGTTAGTGCAGCAAAGAACAACCATTCATCGAAATCACTTTCTACATCCCCAGATTCATAAGATATGGTTGCCAGACTGGTGGATGGTGTAGTTATTTTGTTTATCCAAAATTGCGCTCCCTGGATGTCAAAGTCTACTGTGCTTACTTCTCTATCATATTCAATGGAGTCTCCATCAATCCACCCAACCATCAAGACATGTTCCTGTCCGGCCACTTGACCAATGCTAGACGCAGACCCGCCGTAATAATCCTGAGCTATTAGAAATACTTTGGCTCTATCTTTTACTACTGACAGGTCTGCCCCACCCCACAGTTTTACCTTGGCAGACCAACCACCATCACTGACATGTCCTTCCATAGAATTCATTACCAATTGGTCCTCAAGGTCGCTCTCATTGTAGACATATAAAGTACGTCTACCAATGGTGGTTTTACCTGCAGACGAAGTTAATGACAAGTTTACTCTGTACATTCCGGAGGACGAAAAATTAAATGTTGGAGAAATACTTCCTGAAGTAAACACTGTTGACCCGGAAGTAACTACACTCCAGGCATAAGTAGAAATAGTGCTTCCATCCAAGGTATAAGAGTTAGAACCATCAAGCAAGATCGAACCGGAAGTCAAAGGAACAGCCTTGTCTGGACCCATAATTGGTACCGGCTGCATGTTGGTATTCTGGTCCACATAATCAACATCATCATCCATCAAGACATTAGCACCATAATCATCTGACAATATTTCTCCAAGGTAGGGTAATTTAGCCCAGAAACCAAAATCTTCCACAGCTACCAAGATCATATTATCCACCCAGGCAATATCCGAACATCTTCCAATGGTGATTACGGTGCTGGTAGCAGACCTTACCCGGACCATTCCAACATATGCCCCAAGTACACTGTATATGTATAGCGTCATGCCATACAACAATTTAGTATAACTGCCTACAGTAACCGTGTCAAAAGTTAGGGCAGTTACGGCTTCATTAGAAGAGGGTGCACCATTCAATAAGGCCTGGAACACGGTAGGCTGCGGAACAAATAACGCTTTGATCTTGGTATATTGCTGATCAGAGTGTAATTTGGTCAATTCTCCAGCAGTTAGTGCTCTAACGGTAGCGGTCATGTTATAAGCACCATCGTCTTAAAGGTAATTTTCAAATTCATGCGTCTGGAGGCATCCCTCTCTTCCTCCAAAGTAGGCCAGATCATCACGGCAGAATAATTGGCATACACATCGGCATTATCCATAGTTTTAGTACGGATATATACATTAGCGGATTGTCCTGGGCAGAATTGTCTAAGAGCATCCCTCTGGTTTTGTGGTATTACTGACCATATCCAGGTAGCAGTAGGATATCCTATTCCCCTTACCAATCCGGACACCAGGGGAATGGAGTCAGCATAGGGCTTCATGGTGCTTTTGGGATAATCTACTGGAACGCTTGTGACTACCGACCCGGAAGTAAGGGTAAGGTTCTCCAGTTTGGCCATGCTACCAGAAGTAAGTCCGATTTGATAATCATAAACAGTCATTTTCTGAAAGCTCCTACTAACTGTTCGAATTGTCTTTCAAGGAGGTATTTCTCATCAGAGGACATGCCCCGACTGAAATTATTCACTATGTTGGTACCGGAAGACATCATGGACAAAATATTATCCTGGGATAATTGTCTATTGCGGGAAAGAGCCTCCGCAGCATTAACCGTGTCTCTGTTCAGAACAAACTCACCATCATGGACCCGTCCACCACCCACAACATATCCGCCATTGGCATATCCCTTGACTAGCCCGGCGGCACCAGACCCAACTTGTCCTAATAATTCATTGTAGGAATTGATAATGGCTATGGGAATACTGGCCAATACTTTGGCAGCCACATCTGCTTCCAGCATCAATTCCGGAAGATGTTTCTCAACGAAGGCCAATCTCCTCTGCCGTACTTCCTCATTAAATTGCCATTGCATATCTTCAAGTTGTAACTGAAATTGATAAGCGGCCCTCTCACGCTGTATCTTGTAGTCTTCCTCCTGGTCTTTACGTTGAATAAGATACTGTTCCAGAGTACGTTTTCGATTGATCTCGAAATCCATAACAGCATCAGCCCTGGAAATTTCAAATTGTATCTTGGCATTATTACGTTCTATTTGGAAATTACGGACTTCATCGGCCTGACTTCTTTGAAAGTCTTCCACCGATCTAGTCCTGGAAATCTGGTAATCCTCTTCAGCCCTTCGCTTCTCTATCTTGAATTGCCGGTTGGACTGCCATACTGCCATGGCATCCCCTTCAAGCATAGCCATGCGAATTGACCAGTTATGATCATATTGTGCCCTAGATCGTTGCCTTTGAAAATCTTCTTCATTTCTGGCCAGGCCAATCTGAAAATCCCGGCTGGCTATAGCCCTCTGTCTATTATATGCTTCAACAGTTATAGACTCTTGCCGTTGAAAATCCCGAATAGAGCGATATTGAGTTTTATAAAAATCCTCATTAGCATAAGATAGTTGTCGATGAAAGTCCCTTTCGGAACGATATCTGGTCTTCTGGAAGTCGAATTGGGCATACTCTTCCTGCTTTTCAAAACTGCGGTTTATCAGATATCTTTGACGGTTAAAGGCAATTAACTGCTCCTGTTCTTGAATTTGCAGTTGACGATATTCCAATATCCTGGCACGTGTCATTTTCTGGCCAGATTCAGCAGTTTCACCTTCAGCAGGCTTACCTTTGTCCCTCTCAGCCAAAATCTCGTCAAGCACTTTTTTGGAATTTTCACCATAATATGGCTTTCCAGAAAAGATGTCTTCTATGTTGGCCTTTCCAGACATTAAGCCTTCCCAAACATCTTTGGCCTGGGCCATTCCAAGCCTTTTCAGATCGGCTATATCATCAATTGTCTGGTTGGCTTTTTCCTTGGCACTTTTTTCACCACCAGTACCAGACCACCAATCAGCAGCTTTCTGGACCCATCCGGCAGCTTCCTTAGCCTTTTCAACGAAATTTTTCATGTCCGGGAGAATAGCCGTGACAATGGCCTTACCAACATTGTAAGTAGCCTCTTCCACCCCTTCCATGGCCAGGCTCCACTCATTTCCAAGAGAAGTAGCACTTTTAACAGTATTAGAATAGGTACTGACTGAATGTATTACGAAAGCAGGAATAGCCAAAGCCCCCAAAGTCTTGGTAATAAGACTGAATGAGGCATTAACCCCCTTTGCCTGATCACTCAATCCACCTAAGTTCTTACTGGTATTGTCTACCCTGCTTTGGGCATCTTTGGCATGTTGGGCAACCTGGCCAAGACTTTGGGCTGCATCCTTGGCCCCGGAGCCTTGAAATTTGGTAATAACATTGATGTTTAGGTTAGCATCTTCCATAATTACTTCTTCAATTCAAGCACCTTGTTGGCCACAACTAATAAATTGGAAAGCAACAGATCGTCTTCATTCAGCAGTTGTGATGGCAAAAAATTCCAACCGGTCGCTTCCATTAGTGTATATACCCTCCAGGCTAGTTTTACATCGTCAATTGTTCCTACCAGCTTAGGAGCATTTTTTATTTGATCTTCCTCATCAGGCTCCTCTAAACTTTTTCTTATTAATCCGATGAGGAATCTGCTTTTTTTTCATCTTCCCGTCTTACCAGATTAGCCGGGTCCCAATGCGGGTTCTTGGCATAAATAGCTTTCAACCAGGCATTAACCACATCTTCTGGCATATCCAGCAGTTGATCTGCAGTCATTGGAAAGTCCATACCAGTTACTGACATAGTTCCAGCTATCAAATCAGGAAGAGTACGGTAACTAACCACGTAGGCTTCCTGGTCCATTTTGGTGCCCTCTTTATCAGCCTTCTCCTTGGCATCCATAGCATCATAAATTAACAGACTTCTACGGATACCCATTCTGGCCGTGGCTCTACCAACAACCACTTCAATTTTTTTGCCATAAATATCCAAAATAAGCTTATCTTGTTCCATAATCCTCCTATTGCTCATAGAACACCACGATTACCGAGCTTGCAGCCGGTGCCGCAGCGAAGGACACTCCACGTACCGATGCCGAAATGCCCGTAGTCTTCAACACACCATCAACCCAGACGGTGACTTTGGCAGCACTAAGTGCAGGCTGTGCAGAGTCAAACGGGAAAGCCGTAGTGGCACCATCACCCAGGAAAGATACCATGGTTGGTTTACCCTGGGATACACCCCGAATAAGTTGCGATCTGGTTGCCCCTTCAGTGGCTTCAGTGAAGGCCGTTCCCCACAAATATGCTGTGCAGAACATGGGAGTAAAGGAATATGGCCGCAAATTAGCTTCAGCCTGATATCCAGACTCACGCAGGAACACCAGGGTCTTGGGATACATTCTCCAGTCCCACAGGGTAGCACCAAATGTGGCAGAATTAGGGTCGGTATCTTGTGCAGCGGAGAAAGCTATAGCACCAACCTGGTATTCATAACCTCTTTTGTTGGTGGACTGCAGAAAAACATTACTTTCACCGATGGAGACACTCTTTACTCCACCACTTAGGATAACATCAACAATATCATTGGTCTTATCCATCTGCAGTTCCCCAGACATAACTTCAGTTGCCGGTAGGACCTGTACCGAAAATACCCCATCATCACCAATATGCGGAATGATTCGGGGAATTGGGTCGTTGATGGTCAACACTTTGGCACCGGAATGCTTGATACCATAGTAGGGTATTGACCCAGACACTGCTACCCCGGCTGCTACTGATGCCACAGAACCGGAAATGACTGATCCAGAAGTAGTGTAGGGAATACTCGGCTCCAGGGTCAACGCACCAATTGGGTAATAACTAGAATTCAACTCAAACAGTTGTAAATTCCTAAAACCAGCAGTAGAGCGAATCTTTGCGATAGTCATGGCAATCCTCCTTAGTCTGTACTAGATAACAACCTTCTAACTACCCGAGTTACTCGTAAAACAAATCGGATGCCATAATGAGCATCTCCATTATAAGTTACCTGGGATGTTCCGGAATCTGCAGTAATAACCGCATCCTGTATCTCCGGTAGAACCTTAAGCCTGGGGTAACTGCCAAACTTTGCCAACACCAATTCAAAATATGGTACCAACAATCCAGATTTCTCCTGATTAGTTCCGGTACCAACCGGGTCCAAATAGAATACTAAATTATAATTCCTGGTTTCAGTAAATTCCCTGCCAACCTCATCTGAACCGAATAGGGAATTTTCAGTCAAAGCCCCAGGGAAATTAACAAAACAGGGCATATCAGATGGGGGAACAGATTGAGGAATATTGGCATAAGCTTTTACAGCCTTACCGGTAACTGGTGAAAGGATTTCCCGTTCTATTTCGGCAATACGTGCAAGAATATCGGCAACCCCGCTCATCCTGGGTACCTCCATCCTTGCCTTCGAATATAAGAATCTAATTGATCAACCACCCGTTGTGGCCAGGCCTTGGTATACATTAATTGGCCAATTTCTGCTACACCAATAACATCTGACATACCTGTAGCAGCTTCCTTATAGAAACGAATGGCTAGCAAAGCACATATTTCTTGAAAATCCTCCGGAAGACCGGCTGTACTACCGCTAAATCCACCAGTATAGGATAAATCTACTTTGCATTTGGAAGGATATTCGTCAGGTAGATTGATGGGATAAGCCACGACTTTACAACCCTCAGAGCTTACCCTGGAAGCATCCACGAAATATTCAGTCTCGACAATATTCTTGCGGTATGAGAAGGAAATAATTGTATCCACCTGTGGCTTGTGTGGATAGCAAATAACCTCACCATCCGCATTGATCAGACCATTCAATTTCTCATTGGTCTTAGTTTCATACATAAAATAGTTATGGGCTGAAGTATCAGCCACACCGGTGCATCTCCGGTCCAAAGCCCTGGAAGCAGCCGTTATCAACTTACCGATAAGAACATCGTCGGTAGTGATAGCAATATCAGACCGCATTTCCAATTTCACCTGTTCCAGGGTAGTGTAATCCATTATTCTAGACTCCCGATAAAGTCACTTACTGCACCTTCCATGATCGGACCAACTTGCGGCATAACACTGGCAATAGCTTCTTCCGTGGACACCCACCCGGTTTCTTTGTGAAAGGCTTGTTGATGGGGAGTGCCGTTTTCCTGGCCGATGACGTAGCCAGAGTAGGTTGCTCCGTTAGTCAAATTGCCAATAATGGCATCTTTGGTTTGAGTTACCGACTTAACGAATCTGTTATCCATCCTCTGGCTAGTCATCCGTATCTTAGAGCGATTAACCCGCTTGGTACGATATTTACCCGGTTCCCTTGCGTCTCGCATGAAGGCCGATCTGGGATATTTACCTTGCCCTCTTACATAAGTATTAAAAGTCTTGGCTCTATCCCGGTCCGGTTGCGGAGGATACACGCTGATGATGGACTCGATACCGTCAACGATATCAAGAGTTGCCCTACTAGCAAAGGGCATGAAGAGAGCATCGGCATTTGCTAGTAGGGATACTAACCGGTTCAGATCAACGTCGGCCATTATTTGCTGTAATCCACACCAACAATGGCGGTCTGCGGAGATGGGTTGAAGCATTCAACTACTTCTGAAGTGGTGATCGAGTAGTTGTACAGAATCTTGTTCACTCCAGCAACCTGGGAAGGAAGCGGGAAGTATGTGTAGGGGATCAGAACATCCCGAACAAATCCACGACTTTCATTACCCATTGGATAGGGAATGGTTTCGCAAAGGACAAGGATGGTGCCATCTGGCATGTCAGGGTGAGGAATGATGTCAACCATCCGTGGGGTTCCGTCTGCAAATGGCGCAAACTTATTGACATACCCACTGACCATCATACCGCCGTTGACCTTGTTACGTTCCTGGGTAACATCTACCCGGTAGAACGTCCCAGACCCGAGAGACTGCAGCTTGCCTACCAGTGTGGAGTTCATGTTCGGTGACATGACCATCAAAGAAGGAGCGATCTTCCAATCGGTCCACTGTTTGGCCAGAACCTCATCGAATTCCAAGATACCGCCATTACCAGCAGTCAGACCAGCACCGGCGCAGTCCTTAACGGCAACTTTACTTGGAGTAAGATTGCCATAGATGGTGGAGCGGGTACACCAGGAGATCAGGCCTTCAATTCCCAGGGCATTGACGGTGCTGTCTGCAGCAGGAGCCGTTAGAGCGGCGGATCCGCTTGCAGCAGTCAGTGTAGCCTTGTTGATGGTGACGGTCTTGTTCCAGGTAGCCGATGATCCGGCGGCCCCGGTAGCGGCAAGGTAAATATTGTAGGCAACTGCTCCTGGGACATATGCGAAGTCAACCACCAGACTATTGGTGTCTCCGGTTCCGGTTGTAGCTGCACTTGCAGCAGTAGCCGTGGACTCACCTACGGAAGCAGACCCGCCTTTGGATTGGGCCAACCAACCCTCATATGACAGGGCAGTGACTGTTACAACATATGAACCGGCTGAACCCGAGTTACTGATGGTACCCCCGGCTGAACCGGCTGTTACCGTAACGGTGCCTGGAGCGGCAATCGATCCGGAGTTAGAACCCAGGATAACCTTTTCCTGTGCGGAAAGCAGGGAAGACATTGACTTGATGACAGAAATCTGCATCGGATCACTGTATCCCTTGCCAGTCGCCAGGGCTTTGAGGGTTACACTGTCAGTTACGGGCAGGTCATTGAAAGCGGCATTGTAGGTCAGGAAACTGGTTGGGGGAGTTACTCCAACGGAAGCTTCAGCAGCCCGGAAGAAACCAGCCCAATCAATTGCACCATACCCAAGTTGCGCCTTCCAAGTGGCCTGATCAGAAGCCATATCTTTGGGGGTATCGGATGGCATGCGAGAAACCAAACCAGCATACAACGGAAGCATCAATTTGGCAAGTTTGATCAGGTAGATGCCTGGCACGGTACTTGCGGTGATGCCCTTGGCCAAACGTCCTGGAACAGTCTGGGCAACCCCGGAGAGCTTTTCCAGGTTATCCGATGTCCAGCCGCCTTCGGTAAGGATAGCAACCTGCGCCATCTTGAACATCTCATCAAAGGCCTGGCCACTGTTTCCGGATAATTGCTGTGCATCCTTCACCCGGCCTGCCGACAATGCCTTGATGAATTCCGGCAGTTTAGCGGCGTGATCATCAACCTTATCGAATATCAGATTGGTCTTGGGCGGCTTGGTCGAAAGCGGTTGATTTAGTTCATCTTGTTCAGTTTTCATGGTCGACTCCTCTTCTTCCTCAGTTGTGGGTTCTTCTGACTCCTCCGTAGGTTCTTCCTCTTCATCATTGGAAGGCTCTTCCGTGGAGGGTTCGGATGAAGAAGGTAGGTCAGTAGATGGTTCGGAAGAAGTGGTAGACTCGGAAGCAGGATCATCGGTCTTACTTACTCCTTCCATTATGCTCTGTCCTTCAGAATTGGCATCCGTGGCAGTGTCAACGGATACATTGAGCATGGCTCCTAACTGATCGAGAACGGCTCCATCGATATGGCCATCCTTGGCCTGCTCTTGAAGTTGACCTACCATCTGTTGGGCATCTTTGAGAATACCCGCCGGGTCAGCCTTCTGGACCGAATCTTCGACCGGTTTGGTCTTAGTATCTTGTTCAGTCTTGGGATTTTTCATGGCTTTTTCCTCTCTACTTTTATTAACCTTGTAACGGGTATGCTTTGCTTAGCAAATGGATCGTCTTCGTCAACTTTCGATATGGAGTCCTCCTCTCCAATAACCCGGTCCAATTCAGACCGTACAATCTTTTTCAAGGTATCCGGCAAGGACTTGATCATCGAGTCCACCATTCCTTGTAATTCAATAGTCCTGGACAGAGCCTGCGTTAACTGTTCTGTACTTGGTATATCATTGTTTGATACTACCGGCAAGGTGTTATTAAGTTCCGGCATCTTCTGGACAGTTACGGAGACATTCTGATTTCCCTTGATAGGGTCGCCTGTTCCCGGCACCGGCGTAGTCACCGGAGTAGCAGCATTTTCAGCCTTTTCTAACTCATCCGGCCAATCCACTTTGATCAAACGCTTTCCTTCTCCAGGTTGGAAGGGAACATATTCAATTGATTGTCGTTTGATCATTTGGAAAGTAGCCCCCGGAATGCAGGGAGCATCTACCAGAGATAATTCGGTTGGTTTGGCCGTGTAACGCATCAGGCCGGGCTTGTTCTGGTCCGGCCA